GTGTTAGCAACTTGATTGCTCAACGTACACGTCGTGGTTCTGGTAACTGGGCTGTTGTTTCTAACCAAGCATTGACAATTCTTCAGTCTGCTACAACCAGTGCGTTTGCTCGTACTACAGAAGGCACATTCGAAGCTCCAACAAACACTAAGTTCGTTGGTACATTGAACAGCTCTATGCGTGTTTATGTTGACGGTTATGCCGCTGACAGCACAGGCGTACTAGTTGGTTACAAAGGCGCTTCTGAGTCTGACGCTCCTGCATTCTATTGCCCATACATTCCATTGATGAGCAGTGGTGTTGTATTGGATCCATCAACATTCGAACCAGTCGTTTCATTCATGACACGTTATGGTTATGTTGAGTTGTCTAACGCTGCGTCTTCTCTAGGTAACGCAGCTGACTACCTAGGTCAAGTTGGCATTACTGATACTTCTGTATCTTTCAGCTAATTCAAACCTAATAGTTTGTTAAACAAGAAAAGGACTCTTCGGAGTCCTTTTTCTTTTGTGGCTAAATACTATGTCTAATTATTATGCGGCACCCACCGCGTAGACCTAGAACGTCAATTTAAGGAGAAACAAATGGGACGTCCATTAAGCAAACAACAATTCTTTGGTGCAAATGTACTCAATAATCTTAAAGTACAATTTCATAATGGTACTTCAAGTGTCAAAGGTTACATTGTAGAACAAACAGGTTCTAAAAGATTCAAATGCAAAGATGAGAATGGCGTTACTGCTATTTGTTATCTAAAAGATAAAGCCAGCGCAGACCTACAAGCAGGTGAAATGTCTATCACATTTAAGTATGATGACAACACAATTCAACAGGCAACAAAAATTGCCCGCCACAAAGCAACGTTCTATTACAACGGCCAAGATCGTAGCATGCCATGGAGTTTTGATACAAGTACAACTGATGGACGTTGGCAAGTTGAAGAAGCTGGTACAAATGCCGCAATGAATAACTCTGTTGATTTAGAAGGTGATGACATTGACGTAACATACCCAATTCCAGGTTCTGGAACATTCAAAACAGCAGTTACAGCATTTACTGGTGTTAGCTATGCAGATAGAGGAACTCCGGCCACAGCCAGCGGTGGTATTAGTACAGTATCTAACTCAGCTACAGGATTACTACGTAGAAAATACAATGGTAATTTAGGTACTGCCGCAGGTTCTGCTATCGGTTCTTGGAACACTTCGTTGTTTACAACTGGCCAACATTTAGCAGATGTAGTTGATACATACATAAGTTGGGGTCAGCAAAGCGATGGAGCAGTATTAGGACAACAAAACTTCTCAATGGAGTGGCTGGGCTATGTAAAAGTTCCAACAACACAAAAATGGAACTTCTTTAGTCAGTCAGACGATGACAACGCAGTATGGATCGGTAGTAACGCAGTAAGCGGATATACTGTTTCAAACTATGATTTATATAGTTCAAATAAAACTATGCCAGGGCAAGCTGCTCAATGTGGTGCTCGTAATAGTTTAACTATGGATTCTACAAAATGGTATCCAATCCGTATTTGGATGACCGAGTACAATGGCGGATGTAATTTTCAATTATTTGCACTTGGTCAAGATGGTACAAAACTAAACGGACCGGGTCTTCAGTTTGCCTATAACACAGCAACAGGCGGATTTTAATCTGTAATAAATATAACTGTCCGCTAAAATAGGTCCGGACTTTATGGGGTACCATCCCCGTAGACCTAGAACGTCAATACATTAAGGAGAAACAAAATGGGACGCCCAGTAAAAAGAGATGTTGCCGGTACATTAGTATTTGGTGACTACGCAACAACACAAGCAGGTATCAAAGTATCTGCCCGTATTCCTACATTTGGTACTGCAAAAGCAGCCTACATTGTAAAACAAACAGGATCAAGAAGTTACAAAGTAACCAACGCCGACGGTACAGGCAAGTGTTTACTAGTCTCCAGTATTACTGCTGCGGGACAAATGGTCATGACTGGTTACACAAATCAAGGCCAAGCAGCAGACAACGGCCCAGTGGTTATTCGCCAATTGCACAAGCGTACTGCTACTGATTTCAGTGGTAATCGCTACACATGGGTTCTAGTGAATGATTCTTCTGAAGATTATATTCAGCTAACACTAGTAACTGGCAAATACTAATTTAGGATTAGACAATGACTCAAGTTATTCGCACCAACGGCGACTACAAAGTACAGGCAACTAACAACGGAACTATTACCTTAGATACTAGTTTGGTTGTTATAACTGGGAACCTCACGGTTCAGGGTACACGTACCGACGTAAATGTGAATAACTTATACATTGAAGATAATATTATCAATGTCAATACTGGAGAGTCCCCAAGTCACTCTGGTATTACATTAACCTATGCAGGCATTGAAGTTAACAGAGGTAGTGCAAATAATGTTGCAGTGCTGTATAACGAAACGTCGTCAGCGTGGGAGTTTGTTGAAAATACGCAAGCAGGCTATACTTCAACAAATAGTAAAATTAAGGTAAGAACAATTATTACCGATGCCACAGTCAGTGGTGGTGATCTAGCTCTAATTGGTGATCACATAGGTGTAATTACCGTGCCAACAATAATGGCACCAAACGATTATACAACACAGATTAGAAATAGAGGTAGAGACAACGATATTCCCAACAAAGGATATGTTGACTATGCCATTGCCAACAGAGCTCCTCAACCGTCGTTAGGATCTGATGATACTACTGTTATTGCAAGAGATAAAGACGTATTAAATGACGGTGTTTCTTTTAGCTCTATTCGATTAACAGTTGATGGACACAATAATGTAACAGCGTTTTCTGATAAAACATTTATTCATGATCTTGAATTTAGACAAAACATTATTGAGAATACAAATTCTACTAGCAACCTGTTATTGTTAACCAACGGAACAGGTAAGGTAGAAACAAATTATGCAATACAGTTGGATCAAATAACTGTAGATCCATCTTCAGTTAGTGGAACCAGCATTGTTTATAGTAAAACGCCCGGTGCAGCAGATAGTGGAATATATTTCGTTAATTCATCCAAGTCCGATGAGTTAATAAGTAAAAACAAAGCATTAGTTTTTAGCATGTTATTTTAAGAGATTACGATGATTACAAGTACACCAATTACCAGCGGAACAGATACAACTCTGTACACTAGCTCAGGAGCAAATGCAATTACAGTTATGATTTTTTGCAATACTGCAACTCCTAATGCTGCCGACGAAACTATAAATGCAGTTTCTTTAGAACTGCATGTGATACGTGGCGGATTGACTGTAAGTGACGATAATTGCATTGTTAAAAATTTAAATATTCCTGCAGGAGAAACAGTATTCTTTGATACTGAAAGACTAGTATTGGCCAACACTGATTTTGTATCGGGTAAACTAACAGCAATCAACGGATCTGGAAGAATTACAGCAACAGTTAGTACATTAACAGTATGAAATTTTTAAAAACAAAAAACATTTCTAAATTTTCTGTAAGTGATCGAACACTTCTTGTAAATCCCTACGGCAGAATTGTAACTAATTCGAAGAATAGTCTACAGATTCCTGTTGGAAATGATGCTCAACGTCCACAAACTAGTTTAGCAAAAGAAGGCCAAATGAGAATGAACACGCAGGTACTTGGTGCAGGCTATGGCGAATTTGAAGTGTATCAAGCAGGTGCATGGCGTAACGTTAAATTTAAAGTACCATCACAGGTAACCTACAGCACATTGGGTTCTGGTGATACAGTTGAAACACTATTCGGACCATTGAGTCCAACACCTCCAGCGACTATTGAAAACGGTGCACCATGGACCGGCGCACAATTAATGGTCTATGTTGAAAACGTATTTCAACTGTTTGGAACCAACTATACAGTTATACAAAATCCCTGTAATGTAACAGGTACAATTATTAGTTTTACATCAGGCACAAAAACAATTACCAGTAGTAATACTGCAACAATAAATTTTTTAACAGCTGGATTCCATACTGGACAAACTATTACAGTATCCGGCAGCACCACTAACAACGGTAATCTAACAGTTACTGGTGTAACAGCATCAACTATTGTTGTTTCACAAACAATAAACACAGCCGTTGCAGGCCCAAGTGTTACTATTGTGGGTAAATCAACTCTGACTAATCTTGCCTACCCAACAGGTTATTATATTAACTTTGCCACTCCTGTGCCAAGTCTGGGCGTGTATGGTACAGTATACGTTACTGTAATTACAGGTTTCGACACGTAACCAAAAGTCAATAGCTCTCATATCCAATAAATACTATTGGAGACTACTATGGGACAAGAACTAGGGCGAATTTCAGGTGTAATGCTCAGGGACAACCTTGAGCGACAAGGTATTGATCTTTCAGTAGATGATACACTACTATACCTTGATGTTACTAATAAAAGCATTGGTATAAACACCAGCGCAACTGATGCACAGACTGCATTAAACGTAAATTCATCTTTTAAGACAACTGATTTAATTGCAAACGCTCTTAAATTACCAACCTTAACAATTAACACTCCTAATGCTAATACAATTAGCTCTACCACGGGCAATTTATACTTAAATGCACTTGGCAGCATTATATCTCCTAATATACGCACAGACGATTTAAATTTCAATGATAATATTATCTCGTCTACAACAACTAACCAATCAATAGAACTACGCCCACACGGTGTTGGCACAGTTGAAATCCCAACTAATTTAAATGTAACTGGAGATATCTATGCCAGTGGGGATATTTTAATTGATGGTACTATTGTATTTGGTAACAATAGTTCTCAAGATCAAGTTAATATTGCAGCAGGTGTTAACAGCAACTTCTTGCCAACACAGGATACTTTTTATTCATTAGGCGAAGATCCTGCAACTGGTGGAAACAGGTGGCTTAATACCTATGCAAACTTATTAAACGGACAAACTATTACTACTGATGTTTTTGAATCAGGTAGTGTAAATTTAACATTACGTCCGGGTAAACTTTGGTATGTGTCAGTAAACGGTAACGACGCTAACTATGGTGATCATGAAGCCAATACATTTTTAACAATTAAAAAAGCATTGCTATCGGCATCAGCAGGTGATGAGATTTTAATATACCCTGGAACATATACTGAAATACTACCGTTGACAGTGCCGGCCGGTGTAACTGTTAGAGGAACTGGCATACGATCAGTTACTATTGTACCCACAGTTGGGACAAATAACAAAGATGTATTTTTATTAAATGGTGAAACTACCATTAATGACTTAACAGTTAAGGATTTTTATTATAGTAGTAGTGCCGATACTGGATATGCTTTTAGATTTGCATCGGACATTAAGGTAACAACTCGTAGCCCGTATATCCAAAATGTTTCTATTATTACCAAAGAAACAATGGTCAATGCCCACGATGCTGGTCGAGGAGCACTGGTTGACGGCGCCGTGGCAAATACTTCAACTAAAGAAGCAAGTATGTTATTCCAAAGCGTAACAATGATTACGCCCAACGCCGATGCATTGACCATGACTAACGGTGTGCGTGTTGAATGGTTAAATTGTTTTACCTACTTTGCAAATATTTCTCTTCATGCAACTACAGGTATCGGAAGATACGACGCAAATCTTGGTGTTACTAGATATGGTGCCGAGGTAAGAAGTATTGGATCTGCCACAGTATACGGAATATATGGTGCATATGCAGATGGCCCAAATACATTAATATATCTTGTTGATTATAATTTTGCATACGTGGGTGCCGGAACAGATGTTGTTAACGATCCGTCAGTAAACAATCAAACTAATGAAGTTATTGAAATAGGCGGCGGCCGTGTATATTATCAAAGTTTAGATAATAGAGGAACATTTCGTGTAGGCGATGCATTTTCAGTTGACCATGCAACGGGAGATGTAACATTTAATGGAGTAGGTGTAACCGCACAAGGGGCATCTTCTATTAATTTTGCCACTGCTGGATCTGAAACTAAAATTAATTCAACTTTAGTTTCTACTGGAAATATAAAATTTAACGGAAATACAATTTCAAGTACATATGGAGATGTTAATCTAGTATCAAATACTGACAATTTAAACTTAACACAAAATATTTTAGCAAATAAAGATATTTCAGTAGGCAACAATTTTTCCGTTAAAGGTACATTAACTCTCGGCGATCAACTTGTTGATATGACTGAGTTTAAAGCAGACACTAGTTCGGATATTTTACCGTCAGCTGATCGAAGATTTAGTTTAGGTAACGATACATTTGTAACAGGGCTAGGCGAACCATTAATATTACCTGGTAAACGATGGAATAAAATAATCAATCAGTTATCCGTAATCGATAGTAATATACAAATTTTTGACAATATTATACAAACTACCCTTTCTAATGCAGATCTAGAATTAAGAACTCACGGGTCCGGAAAGATTCTGTTTGAAAATAATGAGTTGTTGATCAGTAATCAACTAACAGTTAATGGTACTAGCACAACAAAAAATGTTAATATAACTGGATATATTCATCAAACTGGGTCAACAACACAAACCGGCAATAGAAACGTATCTAACGGCATCGGACTTACTGGAAATATATCTGCAACTGTGCAAGCGGCATTCGAAACTATCACAGTGTCAGCTGGACAAATTGCAACCACAGCATCTAATGCCGATTTAGAATTATATGCAGCAGGTAGCGGACAAGTTTTGGTTCCTGTAGCAGATGTACAAATACAAAATAATTTAAATGCGTTGGGTATAACCACAGTTGGTAATGCATCAATTACCGATACACTGTCTTTACCTAGATTAAATGATAGTGATATCGTTATTTTTGATAACCAAATAGCTACAACAGGATTAAATCATAATTTATTATTAAAAGCACACTCAACCGGAAAAGTTATAGGTGTTAGTAATGTTGAAATTACAAACAATCTAAAAGTAGACGGATTATCAACACTGGCTAATACTGTTATTAACGGAGCAATAACCCACACCGGTGCTAGTAACCAAACAGGCAATACTATACAGACCGGTAATTATAACTTATCTCGTAATTTAACCGTTACTCAAGCAGCATATTTTAATAATATTAATATTGTTAACAATCAAATTACCACAGTTAATACCAATTCTGATCTAGAACTACGTGCAGCAGGTACTGGCAAAGTTCTAGTCAATGATAATTTAACTATTACAAATAATTTACGTGTTGTAGGTACCACTACCACAAACGGTATTACCAACAGTGGAACTATAACAGCTGACACATTTACAGAAGGCAACATAGTAATAACACAAAACTATATTGCCACCACCGTGGGCAATGATAATTTAATATTGTCCCCTAATTTATCTGGAAAAGTATCAGCAGCGTCTAATAGTGTATTAATTAGTAATGATTTGGCTGTTACCGGAACATCAACATTAGGCAATACTGTCATTGGTAATGCACTTGCACCGGTACTATTGACACATATAGGCACTAGCAATCAAACAGGTAATTCTAATCAAACAGGCGATTACACATTATCTAATAATTTAACGGTTACCCAAGCTGCATATTTTAACAATGTTGATATTGTTAACAACATAATTTCTACATCTGATACAAACGCAGATTTAGAATTACGTGCTGCAGGAACCGGTCGCGTGGTAATTGATGATGTATTTAGAGTTGCGGCAAATTTACAAGTTGACGGGTCAACAACAACTGCAGGAATAACAAACAGCGGAACAATTACTTCGGATCGTTTCAGCGATGGTACCATTGTTTTTAAAGACAACTACATTACCACATTGGGCAATGTTGATTTAGTGTTAAGAGCAACAAAAGATATACATTTAGCCTATGATCCACTGTTAATTGATCACGAGTTGAAAGTATCAGGTGCCACTTCGATTAAGAATCTTGTAATTGCTAACGAATTGCTCACAGGAAATAAAACACAAACTGGCAATGTTGTTCAAACTGGTAATTTTAGTATTTCTAATAATTTAACAGTAACTGACACTAGTGCGTTTTTTGCTGAAATGTCGATAGTTAATAATGTGATTACAACCACAGCATCTAATGCCGATTTAGAATTACGTGCCGCAGGCAGCGGAGTTGTACGTGTAGGATATGACAATGTAGCAATAACAAATCAATTGCGGGTCAATGGAACAACAGCAACCACTACTATTAACAATAGCGGAACTGTATACTCCGATATGTTTACCAACGGTAATTTAATAATTTCTCAGAATTATATAACAAGTCAGCCCTCTACAAATATTAAATTAGTTGCAGCAGGTCTTGGAAATGTAACATTACCTAAAATTACGTTCGATGCAAATAGTATTAAAGCAACGGCATTGAATGACAACATTGAGCTAACAGTTGGTGCAGGCAGCGCAATAATATCAGCCACTAATGCATTAAAAATTCCTTCAGGTACTACCGCTGCCCGTAGTACAAACAATATTGGAGACATTAGATTAAACACATCTGATACATTATTTTCAGGATGGAACGGAGCTAGAGTTACGTTTGGCGGATTATTTTCAACAGATCGTAGAACTACAGTTCTTGCCCATCCTACCAACAACAGCATTAATTTTGTAGCCAATAACACCACAGCAATGACACTGACATCAGCTGGATTGAATCTCAATTCGATGTTAGTGAACAATAATTTACAGTTTAGCGGAAATACAATTTCATCAACTAGTGTTGGGTCCGATATTGTACTAACTCCGGATAACGCTGGTCAATTAAAACTTGGTAACATTGAATTTAACACAAACAATATACAAAACGAAGACCCCACTTCTGCTATTGTTGTGCAAAATACAGGATACGGGTATGTTCAGTTCGGCGGCGCAGGCGGAATTGGTATCCCAGCAGGTGATGAAGCTAGTCGCCCAACAAATCCAGTGCTTGGTGACTTTAGATTTAATACAAATTTAAGTGTGGCCGAGGTTTTTAACGGAATTGAATATGTATCGTTAGGTGGCGGTAATGTTGCTCTGTTAAATGCTGCTGAGATTGCTGCCATTACTGATCTTTGGGGCTTGATCCTGGGTTAATTTCCAAATTCGCTAAATACTATTACTGAGGGATTTGACCAAAAGTCCCCGATATTAAACTGTGGTAAACCCGCAATGCAAGGTGGTTAACCGTGAAACACGGGGTCAATAGGAGAGCGCATGAGCCAGCTTGGTCGAATTAGCGGTCCGCTCTTGAAGAACAACCTCATCAGAAATGGTGTGGATTTAGCCTTCGAGACGAACCTACTTTATCTAGATGTTAATAATAAGCGCATCGGCATAAATGTCGCCAATCCTACTGACATAACAGCAGACTTGACAGTAAATGGTACAACACGTACCGGCACTATTAATATTACCAGCGATAATATTAATATTGGAAATATCAATATTTCTGGTAGTACAATTACCAGCAATACAGGCACGCTAAATCTAGCAGGTGCTGCAGGTGGCCTAGTTGTATATCAATCAAAATTACTAGTTGATGATTTAAAATTAGAAAATAATACAATCTCAACAACTGCTAGCAATGCAAACTTAGAACTACGTCCTCACGGTACCGGAACTGTTGATATCTATGGTAATACCAATGTTACCGGTAACATTACCGCAACGGGCAATATCAGTGCTGATGGCAATATACAAATTGGTAGTACTAATCAAGCAGTTCCCTATAACGACACTGTTACTTTTAATGCTAAAATTGACAGCAATATTATACCAAGTACAACTGATCTATACTCATTAGGCAGTAGCGATAAACACTGGAAAGATCTTTGGGTTCAGAATTTACATTCTCAAACTGTAACCGCTGACTCGTTAATTATTAATGGAATTAATTTATCATTAACGCAGGGCAATATTATCTATGTTGCAACTAACGGCAATGATACAAAGTCCGGCACACATCAAAACGATCCATTTGCAACTATTTCTCATGCACTTAGTCAAGCTACGTCTGGCACTACAGTATTCATCTACCCTGGTCGTTACGAAGAAACGTTTCCTCTAGTTGTTCCTGCGGGAGTATCTGTTAAAGGTGCAGGAATACGAAGTGTATTCATCTATCCAACAGCATCAACTATGTATAAAAATGCTGTTGCATTAACAGGTGAAACTACTGTTGAAGATTGCACCTTTGGTAATTTTTATCACGATGCCGCTAACAATACAGGACATGCATTTTCATTCCAATCTGGCGGAAAGGTAACTACTCGTAGTCCCTATGTTAAAAACATATCTGTAATTACACAAGGTACCGCCAGTGTATTATCTGTTAACAGTATTAAAACACAAACTGTTGGTACTGTTACTAGAATTAAAAATATAATTACAGCCCTGGTAACTAACGGAACAGTTACCAAAACCCCGTCTAACCCATTAAATCCCAGTGCAGGACCGCTAGCATCAGACGGCACTACAGGTACAAAACTACAAGGTCTATTAGATAATGTAAATTATGTTATTAATAATGGAACATTAAAAGCAAATCTTCCAAGCATAACAGCCAATAGCGCAGCCGTTACATCGGGCGTATTGGTCAATGCTGCCACTATTCTTTCACTAAACAAAGAATTTCTTAAAGAAGAAGCATATGCCTACGCAACAGTAACCTACGCACCTACAACATTTGATCCAGTATCAACTAAGAATAATATGGGCGTGATAGTTGATGCTATGATCTATGATATAGTTCGAGGCGGAAATGAACACTCGGTGTATGCAGGGTTAGCATTTTGGACACAGCCAACACCCGATCCTCGTGGGTATGATCGAGGTGACGCCGGAATGGGCGCATATGTTGACGGGTCCATCTTAGATGCAACTAGTAACGAAGCAGCAATGTTATTCCACAATGCTACATTTATTGTTCCCGGCGGCGACGCAATTGCAGCAACCAACGGCACTAGAATTGAGTGGTTAAATTCTTTTACATATTTTGCTGGACGTAGTTTTTACCTTTACAGCAGTACAAATGGATTTGCAGGCGCCGGCAAAACTAGAATTAAAATTACCAACAAGACAGGCACGTGGGCAGTTGGCAATACACTGACATCTTTTGCTGCCGATGGGTCTACAGTACTAGCAACAGGCACAATTAGCAGTATTGATGGCGACTTTTATAATATTAACGGCCGCGTACTGGGATTTGATACGATCACTAACCGTCCTGGCAAAACTATAACAGTACACGGTGGAGCAAAATTATCATCATCAATTTACAAATATGGTACTGCAAGTTTAATATTAAACGGAACTACTGATTATCTTAGTCTAGCATCGTCACCTGATTTTGCGTTTGGTACAGGAAACTTTACTATTGAACTGTGGGTGTATAGAACAGGCGGAGTTGGATTAAATCAAATCTTAACAGACTTCCGACCATCAAATCCATCAGTGACTCCTGTTTTATATTTAAACACCACTTATGTTCCAACATTTCTTGTTAATGGTGTTAACGTAATCACAGGTGCCGCCGCAGTACCATTAAACACATGGACACATATTGCTGTTTCTAAATCAGGAACAAGCACTAAAATGTTTGTTAATGGAACACAAAGCGGAACCACATATACAGACAACAACAATTATATTCAATGTCCAGTGGTTATCGGAGCTAATTTTACTCAAACTAGTTTATTTTACGGATACATAGACGATCTAAGAATTGAAAAAGGCGTTGCAAAATATACTGCAAACTTTACAGCACCAACCGCAGCCCTAAAGCCAGATAACAACACCGTATTGATGATGCACTTTGATGGTGCAAATAATTCCACAGCAATGGTCGATGACGGCTACACACAACAAGATATTAGAACCAGTGCAGGCGGCCGCTCAACAATAATTGATTTTGCCGATTATTCAGATTTTGGCGCTGAAATGCGTTCAATTGGATCAGCAAGCGTATATGGAAATTATGGTATTGTTGGCGACGGTGTTGGGGTTGTTGGATATTTTATCAGTCATAACGTTGCATATATTGGTGCAGGCAAACTAACAACTAACGATCCTAACGATAAAATTGATGGTAATGAAGTTGTTAAAACAAACGGCGCACAGATTTATTATACGTATGTTGACAATGAAGGAAATTTTAATGTTGGTGATCACTTTGCTGTTAATCAACACACTGGCGAAGTTAATTTCACTAATAGTAATGTTACATTTGGAACAAGCCTGACCTTTAACAATGGTCTAGGCAACATAACCTATGTTGATGCCACCAAAATTGAAACTGGTGATTTTAGAATCACTGGTAACACAATACAAACATTATCACAAGACTTTAATGTAACCGCGGCAAGTAATTTAATTAATCTACAAAGCAATGTGCATGTTGCAGGTAATCTTGATGTCGTTGGTAATGTTACCATTGCAGGTAATATTACTATTGGTGACCAAACTACTGATACTGTTAGTTTTGTTGCAGGTGTAAACAGCGATATTCTCCCTACAACTACCAGCACATATAATCTAGGTAGTCCAACGCTACAGTGGAAAGGAATCTATGCCACAGAAGCAGACATTGGCAGTATTAGAATTGATTCTAATGTTATTACCACAATTGATTCAAGCTCAAATTTAGAATTACGTGCAAACGGTTCCGGAAAGATCCTAGTACCTAGTAATAATGTTGAGCTGACTCAGAACTTAACAGTTAACGGCACAACCAATACAAAAGATGTTAATATAACTGGCACAGTCACCCAAACTGGCGATGTTGTTCAAACGGGCACAGTCACCCAAACTGGTAATTTAAATGTTACTGGTAGAATAGCAGTCAGCGGTGACGCACAATTTAACAATATATTAATTTCTGGAAATTCAGTTGCTACAACAGTAGGAAACGATAATTTAAATCTAAATGCGCACGGTACCGGAAAGGTAATTATACCAACAGCAAATGTACTGATTAATAACAATTTAACAGTTAACGGACTAGCAACTATTGCTACTCTTACCACACCTAACACAGTAACAGCCGGTACATTTTCAACTGGTGATATTCTAATTTCTCAAAATTATATCACAACTACACAATCAAATAGTAATTTAGAATTAATTGCAAACGGCTCAGGTAAAATAATTGTTCCTCTTAACGATGTGCAATTGGCACAACAGTTAAGAGTTATTGGCACTACAACTACCGCTGATGTTACTATTGTAGGAACACTAGCTCATACTGGTGCAACTACACAAACTGGTGATACTACACAAACTGGTGATTTTACTCTAACTGGTAATTTAACAGTTAATAATACAGCACAATTTAAAGATGTGCAGATTGACAACAATGTCATTACCACTACTATTGGTAATAATAATTTACAACTGCTAGCGGCAGGTACTGGTCGTGTACTAGTTCCAAGTAATAATGTTGAAATTGCCAACGGGTTAACAGTAACTGGTACTAGTTCTACAACAACAATAAACAATACCGGAACAGTTACATCGGGAACCTTTAGTACCGGAAATATTCAAGTAACCAGCAATACCATTAGTACAACTGTTACTAATTCGAATCTAGAATTAATTGCAGCAGGTACTGGAAAAATTACAGTTCCAACTAATGATGTTCAATTTGGTCAAACATTACAGGTCAGCGGAACAACAACATTAAGTACAACTGGTATAACAGGCACCTTAACACATACCGGTGATACAACCCACACCGGTAATACCAATCAAACTGGTAATTTTGTCTTAACAGGCAATTTAACTGTAAACAATACAGCACAATTTAAAGATGTTAAGATTGACAATAATGTTATCACAACCACTATTGGTTCTAATGATTTATTATTACAGGCTAGCGGTACTGGCAAAGTTCTAGTACCAAGTAACAATGTTTTATTAAATCAAACATTAACTGTTACTGGCACTACTACTACTACCAGTATAAACAATACTGGAACTGTCACATCGGGAACATTCAGTACAGGTGATATTACGGTCAACAGTAATGTAATTACTACAACCGTTTCTAATTCTAATTTAGAGTTACAGGCCAATGGCAGTGGAAAAGTCTATGTTCCAAATAATAACGTTCAACTAGATCAAGCATTGACTGTGGTTGGATTAACCACACTGGCCAGTACTACAATAGTAGGAACTGTAACACAAACTGGTGCAACTACACAAACCGGCGATGTAACACAAACCGGCACATATACCTTAAACGGTAACTTGACTGTGGGTGCAACTGCACAATTTAAGGATGTGCAGATTGACAACAATGTTATTACCACTACAATTGGCAATAATGATCTTAATCTACAGGCAGCGGGAACTGGAAGAATATACGTTCCAAATAATGATGTTGCAATTGATCAAAACTTAACAGTTACAGGTACAACAACCACTAGTATTATCAACAACAGCGGCACAATTACTGCGGCAACATTTAATGATGGCGATATAACCATCAGCGGTAATATAATTCAAACTACTGCTACTAACAGTAACTTACAATTAAAAGCAGCTGGAACCGGATTTATTGAATTAGAACAATTCGAAATCCAAGATAACACCATTAGAATCAGTGCTGCAGATACAGATCTAGTACTGCAACCCAACGGTACCGGTATTGTCAGTATCAATTCTAATCAGGCATTAAAATTACCATCTGGTACAGGTGACAGTGCATACTCTCCGGGAACTAGTCAGAATCAACGACCAGTAACTCCAACTGAGGGCATGATTCGTTTCAATACCACACTGGCTCGTTATGAAGGATATAACGGTATTACTTGGGTTAGATTAGACGGTGTGGAAGATGCAGATGGTAATACAAAAATTACCGCTGAATTAACGCCTGGTGCAAATGACAACACTATTAGATTTTATACTGATGGTACACAGGTTGCTGATTTAAATTCAACAAGATTTAATGTAACAACATTAACAGCGGGTGATATCAATGTTACTGGTAACACAATATCAACAACTAGCACAAATGAAAATTTAATACTTGCACCAAATGGTGCAGGCGCAGTTCGTACTGGTAATTTTTCGTTTAAAGATAACACAATTACAAATACTGTAAATAACAGTATCACCTATATTAATCAAACCGGCAATGGTTATTTTAAGATTAACAGTACCGGTGGTTTTGTAATTCCTACAGGTTTAACTGAACAACGCCCACCGTTGTTTGCCGTAGGCATGATGAGATATAACGTAGATCCGGGCAATTTCCGTGTTGAAATTTGGGACGGATCAAATTGGATTAACGCAGGTCAGGGTGCAGGCGGCGGCGTCAGTGCAGCAGAAGCGCAAGACATTGGTATTTTAAGTGCAATCATTTTTGGATAAAGAACATGGCATCATTTTTTAGAAACGCAATAATTAAAAACATAGGAAAAGTTCCTGTGGAAGCAATTGCTACGGCAGCAAACAGTCGCACAACGATCATTGGTTTTAGTCTTGCAAATTTAACCGACGGAGTTGTTATGATTGATATTCAATTAAAAGACGACACGTCAGTGACTGCATACTATGCAAAGGGGCTAGTGTTACCTCCAAATTCAAGTATGAGAGTAGTTAACGGTGGTGAGAAGCTCATCATGTCGACTAGTAACACCTTATATATTAATTCTAACCTGGATGACAGCGTTGATGCAATTATAAGTTACGTTGAACTAATTTAAGGATAATTTATGACACACTATATTGGACATAATCCGGATCAAATGTTAGAAGATGATGAGAGATATATGTATGCTCTCCGCAGAACAGACGACGGGGATTTATATTTTGCCAGAATTGATCAATTAACTGGCACTGACTCGATTACTATTAATAATCCAGCAGACGGAAATGACGATTATACAGATTTTCAAATGGGAGTAGACTTCTTTGAAGGTCGTGATGTTTATCATAATTTGGTTTATCCAAATTTAAATTATGAACAATATCGATGGGATCGCCGAAGTATGTACTACTACTTGAACGACAACGGCGAATTAGTGGTTAGGATAAACCAATCTTACACGTATCCTGACCAGGGTAATGCATGATAAATAAAGAGTCAATTATAACTGCTGTAAGACTAAGGATACAAGAAAATGGCTGAATTTAAACTAGGTAGATTACGATTTGTATGGCAAGGCCCATGGGCCACCGGCACCAATTATGTTAAAGATGACATAGTTTCCTACGGTGGTAAGAGCTATGTTTGTAAAGTTGGACATACAGCTAACACACTATTCTACACCGATCTTAACAATGCAACAGCAAAGTGGTCGCTAATGAGCGACGGTATTGCTTGGGCAGGAACATGGACCAAGAATACAGTATATAAACTTAATGACATCATTAAAATAGGTGCCAAAGATTACATTTGTAAAACTGGCCATACCTCTACCAATGTTGACTACACCGGTTTCTATACAGATCTTTCAGCCAACTGGACACTACTAGTTGACGGTACACAGTGGAGATCAACTTGGGCAACAACTACCTTTTATTACATTGGTGACATTGTCAAGTTTGGCGCAAAAGAATATATTTGTACCACAGCACACTCGTCTAATGCAGTAGCAGACAGCGGATTCTATAGCGACAGTGCTAATTGGCAATTGTTTGCCGACGGTATCACTTGGAAAAATACTTGGGCAACATCAACTTTCTATAAGATCGGTGACATTGTCAAGTTTGGCGCAAAAGATTATATCTGTTCAGTTGGTCACACTTCCAGTGGAACTGTTAACAGTGGATTTTACGGAGATGCTGCTAACTGGCAATTACTAGTTGATGGCATGCAATGGCAAAATACTTGGACAACTAACAATTTTTATAAAATTGGCGATGTTATCAAATACGGTGCCAAGGATTATATCTGTACAACCGGACATACTTCTAGTGTAACACTCAACGGCGGTTTCTATACCGATTTAACCGCAGGCAATTGGCAGCTAATGAATGACGGTATGCAGTGGATCAGCGCAGGCTGGACAACTGCTACTTACTACAAGATTGGTGATATTGTCAAATATGGCGGCATTGTTTATATTTGTAATACAGGCCATTTGAGTTTAACCACCCTCGAAGCTACCATTGGCAACTGGGACGTAGTAACCAAAGGCTTTAATTGGATATCTGCAGGCTGGACAACTGGCACTGATTATCATTTAAATGATATTGTAAAGTACGGCGCTGATCTGTACCTATGTTCAACTGCTCATACATCCAGCGGCAGCACAATTAATCTTTCAAACTTCTCATTATTTGTACCAGGTTTAGAATACACAAATAGTTATAATCCGTCAACTTCCTATATTTTAGGCGATGTTGTAACCTATGGAGGATATGTATACGTATCTAAATCGACAAACAACATTGGTCATACTCCAAGCACTTCAACTACCTACTGGGATGTAGTAACTACAGGATTTAATACTCGTGGAGCATGGTCAGCAGGCGCCAGTCCTACATACCGTACAGGTGATGTTATAACATATGGCGCATATGTATACGTTGCTGTACTCGACAATGCCAATACTAATCCATCAGTAGACACTACTTCTTGGTCATTGCTAAACACTGGTATTTTTTGGAAAGGACCTTGGGCAACCAGCACTGCTTATAAATTAGGCGATGCTGTTGGCTATGCATCAAACAGTTATATCTGTATTTTGGCTCATAGTTCAACCACAGGAACTCGTCCTGATAATGATATTAGTGGGACATATTGGAATTCATTATCTCAAGGCGCTGCAACCAATGTAACAACCACTCGCGGAGATATGATCTATTACTCCGCGGCAGGCAACGCTAGATTGCCGATTGGCACAGATGGACAAGTATTAAAAGTTGTTGGCTCAGATCCACAGTGGACTAGCTATGGTATTGTCAGTGATGTTTATTATGTATCCATAAACGGTACCGATGGTGCTGGCTATGGTGTCAGTATTGATAAACCTTGGAAAACTATTGCTTATGCCTGTGCCCAGATAGCATTGGGTCCTGCAAATCCAAACGCACAATTCTTGTTGGGTGCCAATAAGAGTTTTATGACCGCCGAAGTAACAAATTATCTAAGTTATACTTACAAAGTCAGTGTGACAGGTACTGCATCTAGTGCATTTACCACAACCGATACCAGCGGCTTAACAGTTGGTATGCCAATTAGGTTTTCTAGCTTAACAGGTGCGTTACAATTAAGTGGCGTAGCACTAAACACCACAACAACTTATTATGTCAGTGCTATTACTACCAATACCAGCTTTACCCTGGCTGCAACATACCTTGGCACAGCCGGACCAGCAAGTGGTACAGGAACAGCAACCGGTAAGTACTACTACGATTCTGCAGTAACAGTAAGAGATGCAGGATATGTTATCGATGCAGCTATATTTGATCTTGGCCGCGGCGGAAATGTTGAATCAACTATTACTGCGCAACTATACTATAGTGGCCAAACAACATATGCATCAACTAATACACTTCAACAAAAAGCACAAATTGTTGCTGCGTTGAACTACTTGTCGACTATATCGGCTAATATTTTAGCCAATACTGCACCTGCAAGCAATTATCAAACTCTTAACAGTGTGGGCTCACCAGTAACACAGACAATTAACGGTTCGTATACTGCTGAAGCAGGAACATCAACAAAGGCACAGAGTTTAATCACATTGGTGTCTGATGCTGTCAACGCAGGCACCACCCTGTCGATACCTACATCTACTAAACCAAATACAACCCTGTATATCAAAACTGGTACATATTCTGAAATATTGCCAATCAGTGTGCCTGCATTTACGTCTCTAGTAGGCGATGAATTAAGAACAGTAGTTGTACAACCATTTACAATTGCGGCCACAGCCAGCAGTAGCTCAGGAACATCATTAACAGTTACCAGCAATAGTGGAATTGTAAACGGCATGGGAATTTATGGTCATACGTCAATTCCAGATGGCACAACAGTTACTAACTCGTCAACTAATACACTTACATTAAGTCAAGCAACTACTGGAAATGTTACAGGGCCAATTACCATTGGCTACAGTATGAGCAACATGTTCTACATGAGAGACGGTACTGGTGCAAGAAACATGACTGTTAAAAACCTATTTGGTGGCCTAACAACGGCTAACGGGTATGGTACAAAACGTCCTACGTCCGGAGCATTCTTTAGCTTAGATCCCGGAACTGGAACAACGGATGAACGTGTCTGGATCAGTACAAGAAGTCCGTATGTACAAAACGTATCGCTATTTGGTACAGGTTGCGTTGGTTGTAAGATTGACGGCAGTTTACACGGCGGTGGCAACAAGTCAATGACATTGAACGACTTTACTAATATTTTATCCGACGGTATTGCTGTTTGGTGTACAAATTTAGCCAAAGTTGAAGCAGTGTCTGTGTTCTCATACTATGGTTATGCAGGTTACTTGTCAGAAACAGGTGGTGCCATTCGTGCTACCAACGGTAACAGTTCTTATGGTACATACGGTTGCGTGGCAGAAGCTGGAAGTCCGACAGAAGTACCAATTACAGGTACTGTAAATACTCGCTCAAGTCAAGCATTGGTGTCTAACGTGTTGTTAGGCGGCGGCCAAGTCTTATGGTTAGAGTACTCAAATGCTGGTCAAAACTATACAACTGCAAGTACTAGCATATTTTCTGGTAGCGGTGTTGGGGCAGTAGTATCGGCACCTAGCATTTATTCAAATGCCATTACTGAAATTCGTATTATCACAGGCGGTGCAAACTATGCAAGTGCTGTTAATAATGCACAAACAGGTACATCGACGGTATTAACATTGTCAGCAGCCGATGCTGCCAATACTGCTGCCTACAACGGTATGCGAGTTGTACTAACAGACGGTACAGGTGCAGGACAATATGGATTTATTGCTGGGTACAATGGCGCTACAAAGAATGCAAATATCTTAAAAGAATCATTCACTCCACTAACTGTTTCTAGCAGCACAACAACAGTGTTCAATGTGTCTAATACATCAACTATTCCAGTTGGATCACCAATTGTATTCACTGGCACTACTTTTGGTGGCGTAACAACGCAAACACAAATTTATTATGTTGTAGCCGCAAACTTTACTGCAACAACATTCAGTATTGCAACTAGCCCAGGCGGAACTGCAATCACATTGAGTGCTGCATCTGGTACAATGACTGTGCAACTAGCCGGATGGGATGTTGCAGTATCTGGAACCAGTGTTGTTACTAACTTAGACTTCACTAGCAGATATATCATTGAACCAAGAGTTACATTCACCGGTGGCGGCGGTGGAACTGGAGCACTGGTAAGAGCCAAGGTATTATCGGGTGTTATTACTGAATTTAGAATTATCAACCCTGGTACTGGATTCGTTTCAACGCCTACCATTGTAATTACTGATTCAAACGCAACATCACAAGCAAGCGTAACAGTTAGACGACAAGCCAGCGGCGTGTTAGGTCAACCAACATGGACCAGTAGAGGCAGCTCATATAAAGATGCAACTGTATCCATTTCCGGCGACGGCTATGCTGATATTCAACCAGTTGGCTATTTTATCACCCTAAGTGGATTACAATCGGTTCCAGTAGCTGGCTCTAACCTAGTTTTCCAAGGCAATGGAATCTATTATACACTTGTTCAAGTTATTGCTCCTGTTCTTGGCGGCCCAGGTAATTACGGTGCATACGTTCAAGTCAACCCAGGATTTAGCACAGTAAATGCACCAAATCATGCAGACACTGTGACAGCAACTATTCAGTACAGTCAGGTACGTTTAACAGGACACGACTTCTTGTATGTTGGTTCTGGAAACTTTGGAGCAACGGGTTATCCAAATAAATTCTCAACAGCTAACCTTGTACAGTTGAATGAAACTATCAATAGTGCAGGCGGTCGTGTGTTCTTTACATCAACTGACCAAGACGGTAACTTTAGAGTAGGTGGATTGTTCACAGTTCAACAGGCCACTGGTGTTGCAACATTGAATGCTAATTTGTTTAACTTGAGTGGATTGAACGCACTACAATTTGCATCAGGCGGTGCAAGCGTAGTCCAGTTTACCACAGATGCAACATTCTCTGCAAACAGTGATAGTGTAGTACCAACACAACGAGCAATTAAAGCATTCTTGGCCAGTCAGCTAGGTGCAGGTGGTGCTGTGTTGGCAGTTAGCAGTTTAACATCCGGTAACGTGATTATTAATGCAAATCAAATCACAACACAAAACTCTGTAGATCTTGCAATTACAGCGGCCGCTGGTAAAACAATTCAGTTAAACACTACAACGAATTTAAATTCAATAACTACAATTACAAGTGGTGGCTCATTGGTAACAACTTCTGGGTCGGTCATCACAGTGGCCAGCGGATCCAGTGCTACTTTTGCATCGGGCTCTACACTAACAGTCAACGGAACTGGTACAATTACTGCTGTGCCAAGTGCAGGGACTGACATTACAAATAAGAAATATGTTGATCGAGCACTTTCGCTAAATACAATGTGGACAAATGCTTGGTAATATAAATTTAGGAAATTAGGAGAAAAAGTATGACAACAGCGGCTAAATATGGCGCACAAGATTTAAACGGTAATCCTTTCAATTACCAGCTAGTAACTAGCCCGGCAAACACTGGACCTAGTAACACGGTAGTTAACACTAACTTCACCAACAGAAGCGCCACAGATACAAAAGTAAGACTTGCTTTGTCATCGACTCCGCTTGCTGCTCAAACAGTGGGAAGTGTGCAGGGATTGTATCCGTTTGCTGCTGCATCGAGCGCAGCCACAACCAGCGTAGAAACACAACAAGTATTGACCATTGGTAATACCACAACTAGTACAAACGTTTTTACAACAACTAGTTTTATTTGTTCGTCAACTACAGCAGGAACAAACGTAATTACAGTTAGTGCAACATCAGCATTTGTAGTTGGCCAACCAGTGGTGTTTGGATCATCAGTGGGTGGTCTAACAGCGGGTGTAGTCTACTATGTGTTGACTATTCCAAGTGCTACTACTTTCACAGTATCTGCAGTATGGAACGGTGCAATTGTTTCGTTAACCACTGCATTTATTAACTTTACTGTACAAGAAACAACTAGTAACTTGTCTATTGGCATGCCAATTCAGTTCCAAGGTACTACTTTTGGTGGTGTATTTTACAACACTACTTACTATGTACTAACAGTTTCTAGCAGCACAACATTCACAGTATCTAGCACACCAAACGGAACAGCATTTGCCCTAACCACAGCAACTGGTACCATGTATGCCTTACAGTTAACTTCTCCTAACTATATTCCAACTGTAACAACTTCTGCTGCATTAACAGTATCTAATGCTGTTACTTCAACACAACCTAACACATTACAAGCGTTAACTATAACGGCTACCACAGCAAGTACTAACGTTTTTACAACACAATCGATATCTATAACTGGTGCAACAGCATCAACAACCAGTGCTAACGGTTATCTTACCACAGCAGCCGGTGGTACAAACACACTAACAACTGGAATGCCAGTTGTATTCAGTGGCGCAGTAGGAACTATTGTATCTGGTACAGTTTACTATGTTTTAAACGTCTACAGCACTACAACTTTTAACATTAGTGCAACATTAAACGGCCCCGCATTTACTCTAAGTACCAGTGCTAGTGCAGTGACCATGCAACAGGCTACAACTCATTTACAGTTGAACCAGCCAATTATGTTTACTGGTACAACATTTGGTAACGTAGCTACTAACATTCCTTACTATGTTTCTACCATTCCAAGTACGACAACATTTACAGTGGCAACACAGCCAGGCGGCTCAGTAGTAACGTTGGTTACATCTAGTGGTACAATGGTAACAACTACAACGCAAGTTCCAGTACCGTTGACTATTGCTTCAACTAGTGTTACAGCATTGACAACAGCGGCCGTAGCAGTAACTGCCACAGCAACTACTGGATTAATCACTTCAAACACAACTACATTGGCCACTGGTCAACCAATTGTTTTTGATACTAGTTTTTCAACTATTGTTGCCAACACAGTTTATTATGTACTAAACATTGCTAGCAGTACAACGTTCTCAATATCCACTACACCTAACGGTAGTTTATATCCATTAACAGCTACCAGCGGTTTAACAGCAAACTTCTATCATGCAACTACTGCACTGCAGATTAATCAACCAATTGTGTTCACAGGAACAACAATTGGCGGTATTACAGCAGGTCAGATTTACTATGTGCAGAACATTGTTTCTAACACATCATTCCAGATCTCAACAACATTTGGAGGTGCATTCTTTGCACCAACAGTGGCAACTGGTACAATGACTGGATCGATGTTGTTAATTGTTCCAACAATTAATATTGGTTCGTCGTCAGCAACTACCAACGCATACACTACTTCTGCAATTAGTACTAGTGCAACAAGTGGCGTAGCACCATATCAAATTACCTGTTCTAGTACAGCAACATTATCAGTGGGTCAGCCAGTTGTGTTTACAACGGGCGGACAAAATATTGTTGCTGGAACAGTGTATTATGTAGCAACTATTGACAGCGGTACTGCATTCCAGATTTCAGCAACCTACGGTGGTACACCTTTTGCTCTACAATCTGGTACAACGTCAATGACTGTATCTCAAGCAACTAACAACATGTCAGTTGGACAGCCAATCACATTTGCAGGCAGTGCGTTTGGTGGTGTTACAGCTGGTGTAACTAGTACGACCTACTATGTTGCATCAGTTCCAACAACAACATCGTTTACTATTTCAACAACACTTGGTGGTTCTACATTTGCACTAACCAGTACTACCGGTACAATGGTTGCCAGTATTGGTCCAAAACCAATTCCAATGATCAGCGGTAGCGTCAGCAGTAACCAGTTATCCATGTACACATATGCTGTAACAGCCACAGCAGTTACAACAAACTTAATTACCATTGCTAGCACATATGCATTGGCGGTGGGTATGCCAGTGGTATTCAGCAGCAGTATGGGCAGCTTGCAGGCAAACGTGGTTTATTATGTTGCATCGATTCCATCAGGAACCACATTCACTGTGTCTGCAACACGCGGCGGCCCTGTATTCATACAGACTACAGCAACTGGATCGATGAATTTGCAACAGGCTACGTCTATCTTGTATCTAAGCCAGGCAATGCAATTCCAGTTAACACAGGCTGCAACTACATATACTGGTATTACCATGGGTACTACCTACTATGTTAGATCTATTGAAAGTCTAGTATTGTTCACACTGAGTGCAACTCCTATCCAACCAGGTAGCGCAAGCCCAACTGTATTATCAATCTCAGGTGGTACAGCCATTACTGGTATTGCACTAACTAACAACGTTATCACAACACTGGCCTATCAAACAGCAGCTATTGCAGTAACAGCAACTAGTGCAACTAGCCCTAGTTATCCTTTAACCTGTACTTCTACTACAACATTATCAGTGGGCATGCCAGTTGTATTTGACAATACACTCGGTGGCATTACTGCAGGTACAACCTATTATGTAAATGCTATTTTAAGCAGCGTAACATTTAATATTTCTGCTACATTGGGTGGCCCAATACTTGCAACTACATTAGTGACCAGTATCACTACATTAAATGTTTATCAATCTACAGCAAACTTAACAACAGGACAACCTGTACAGTTTACTGGAACTACGTTTGGTATCCCAGCAGCACTGGCAGCTGGACAAACATATTACATACAAAGTACTCCTAGTTACAACACATTTACCATAGCATTAATTGGCGGATCAACACAGGCAGCAGGTGCAAGTGGTCAACTTGGACAGGGAATATTGCCAATTGGATTAACAGCCGCTGCATCTGGATCTATGTTAATGTCTAGTGTGATGCCGGTACCTCCGTTATTTGTAACAGCCAGTACTGGCAGTGCTCCTTATACATATACTACAGCTAATATTGCCGTAACGGCAACAAGCGCCACCGGTAATACAGTTACTTGTGCTAGTACATCAACACTGGCAATTGGTATGCCAGTGGTGTTTAGTAGTGGTTTAGGAAACTTAGTATCTGGTACTGTGTACTATATATTAACTATCCCAACAAGTACAACATTTACTATCAGTGCTACATTTAACGGTACAGCATTTGTACAGACTAGCACAACAGGTAGTATCAACGTACAACAGGCCACAACATTCCTACAGGTCAATCAACCAGTAGTGTTCAACGGTGCAGTATTTGGCAATGCATCCGCTGCTACTACATACTATATTTTAACTGTACCAACAAGCACTACATTTACCATCACAGCATATCAAAACTCCACAGCAGTTACATTGACAGCAACAACTGGTAACATGTCAGTACAAGTTGGCCCACACAGATCTTGGGTAATTGACAACACAACCGGTTCTACACTAGTTCCAAGAACATTTACAATGACCGCTACCGCGGCAATGAACGGAAACAACATGCTGGCCGTGGTTAACAGTACATTTGCCATGTATGTTGGTATGCCATTCTCATTGAGTACATCAATTGGCCCGCTCGTTGCAGCCAGAGTTTACTATGTAACCAATGTTTACGACGAGCGTCGTATATCTGTATCGTTAGCTCCTCCGGGAAGTTTGGGTGTTACAGCAGCATATCAATTTGCCAACGGTACAGCATTGCCGTTAACTACCGCTACTGGTAGTGCTACTCTATATCAATCTACAAGTAAATTACAGATTAACCAAGCCGTTGTATTCTATGGTATTCTTAACAGCAGTAATGCTGTATTTGGAACTGGTATTACATCTGGTACAGTTTATTACATAACAACCCAGGTTGGTGATAGCGTCAGTGGTTCATTCAGTGTAGCTGCTACACCAGGTGGCGCTGCAATCAGCGTTGGTACAAACGGTGGTTCAAATGCTGCCATGATGATGGTTCCATTGTTAACCAACGTCACTGCCAACAACGTGTATCAATCACAGGTATTACCAATTATTACCACTACAACAAGTAGTAACGTATTAACTGTTGGTAACTTGACACTAGTTACAGGTACTGCAATTGGTACTAACTTGATTACATGTTTAAGTACAAGCGCACTGTCAATTGGCATGCCAATTGTATTCAGTGCAGCAATTGGTAGTTTAAACAACGGTGTTACTTATTATGTATTGACCATTAATAGTGCAACAACATTTACAGTGGCACAAGCATGGGGTGGCCAAGTTGCAATATTAACCAACTCTTATGGCGGTGTATATGTTCAACCATCAACTGCTAACTTGTCAGTGGGCCAGTCAATGGTATTCACTGGTTCGGTATTCAGTGGCGGAACCGGCCTAATGCCTTACACCACATACTATGTGGCTACAATACCAAGTGTAACAACATTTACCTTAGCTACCACAGTTAACAATGCACTAGCCGGAACAAGTATATCAATTACTGCCACAGCAAACGGTTACATGTCGGCGTATGGTAGTACAGCCGGGCTATTGGCTAACATGAATGCTCCTATTGCAGCTAATGCTCCAATAACATTTGTTGGCGCAACTATTACAGTAACAGCAATTAACGGCACAACACTATATACTCCGGGTAACACTGGATTCTTAGCAGTTAACCAAGCTGTGGTATTCACTGGATATACATTTATCAGCGGTATTACAGCAGGCACAATTTACTATATGCAGAGTATTCCAACAGCCAACACATTTACGCTAAGTTTAACACCTAGCGGTGCAGCTATTACTTGGGCAACTGGCACTAATACATTTACCATGCAGGTGGTAAATCCAACAGGAACTGCTTTAACGCCGTATACCGGTTACTATGTGCAGAGTGTACCAACACCACTTACGTTTACAATATCGTCTACATCGGGCGGTAGCGTTACACCGCTGTCTACATCAACAGGTACAGTGGTAGTAAACAGCAATATTATTACACTTGCTACTGGTAGCAGCACTAATTATTTCTTACCTAATCAACCAGTCATATTTACTAATACAGCTGGTACGGTGTTTGGCGGTGTTATCACAATGGCAAATACCATTGGACTTCCTTATGTATGCACAACAACAGCTTCATCAGGAAACGTGGTTACTACATCAAGTACCACAAATTTAATTGTTGGCCAACCGGTAGTGTTTACTGGCGCCACAACTGGTAACGTTGTAGCATTTCAAACCTACTATATACAGAGTATTGCAAGCGGTACAACATTTACACTGGCATTAACAGTAGGCGGTGCAGCGATTACTCTAACAAGTACCAGCAATCAATTGTTCTATATGATTCCTGCTTACTATGTCAAGGCTGTTCTTAACAGCTCACAAATTATACTATCAGCTACTCCTAACGGAGGACCGATAGCAATTGGTACTGGATATGCTAGTGGAACAAATATTTTAACAATGACACCGTTACCCCTGTATGCTGATTTTATAGAATACGATGCACTGATTGCAACATTAGGTATTCTTGAAAGAACTGGAATCCTTATTCCACCAAATACGTACTTGTATGCAAGCAGTAACGTTGCACAGGTCAATATAGTTGCAATTGGAATTCAGGAGTTAGTATAATATGGCACGTTTTCAAACATTACCAGATAGAATTGATTGTATTTGCGTCAGTGTTCCTGATCGTCAAATGTGTCAAAACAACGGAATAACGATCAGTTGTAATTTAACAATTAATCAAGCAGCACCGCCAACGCAGGCAAAACGAACTATAGATGTTACATCTGCTGTTGGGTCTTGTAGTTGGACTGTACCAACAGGCATAAGTTCAATATTCATTGAAATCTGGGGAGCAGGTGGCGGTGGTGGTGGCAACGGCAATTGTTGTTGTTGCACTGCGGGCACCGGTGGTGGAGGTGGCGCCTACGTTGCAGTAACTATACCCACAACTAGCGGAAGTGTTTATGCAATTTGTGCTGGCAGCGGCGGCCTTATGGGATGCGGACAGTGTACAAACGGTACAACCGGTGGTACAAGTTATGTTACTGGACCTGGCATATCTAGTTTATGTGCAACCGGCGGCTGCGGAGCACTAAGCGGGCCGTGCAATGCATGTAATGCTTCCTGTTATGGATCAAATTGGCCAAATTGCGCATACGGTTGTCCTAACTCCACCACTTATGTAAATAATGCAGTTTGTGCCTGCGGCGAAGGTGGGCATTTATTTGGGCACCCAAAAGGATGTAGATTTGAAAATAAAGGTGGATCGGCACCAGCAAACGGCGGCACTGGTGCTATGATGTCGCATATATCATGTTGCCCATATATGGCCAACTGTGGCGGAATTGGCGGAGATTTTCCAGGCGGTGGTGGTAGCGGAGCACCGATGACATGTTGTTGCGGAATTTGCAACTGCGGCGGCTGTGGCGCCAGCGGCCTTGTAAGAATTTGGTATTAAGGAAAAAAAATGGGACGTTATACAACTCAAGTTGTTAGTTTTAATGATGCTACTCCATCGGGCGCATATAGCTCTGTTAGATCATGTACACTGGCACCAGGTGCTTATATAGGCACCTGTGTTTTTCAAATGACCGGCGGCTCTAACGGCTATCAAAGTACTGGCAACCTTGGCAGCGGTTATTGCTGTGCCTTTACTGTACCTACTGGTGTTACTCAGATGTTTATTGAAATCTGGGGCGGCGGTGGCGGCGGTGGCGGCGGAGCATGGTGCTGGTGCTGCGGCTTTGGCACCGGTGGCGGTGGTGGCGCATATGCAAAAAAATACCTGTCATCGGTATCAGCAGGATCGAGCTATACAATCTGTGTAGGTGCTGGCGGCCAAGGCGGCATTCCAGGCAGCAGCAGTGCCTGTTGCTGTGGACAAAAAGGTGTTACTACCTATGTAACTGGCCCAGGTCTAACTAACTTCTGTGCAGAAGGCGGCTACGGCGGAGAAAGTAGATGTGCTGAAACCTGTAGAAGTGGCGTAACACCAAACGGTGGGTTTCCTGGCACAGGTGGTGACTTGAATCTTAGAGGATATGACGGCGGCCGTCTTATCGGTAATGATGCTGGTCAACCGTGGTGTCACGGTTGGGGCTGGGGCGGTGGCTCACCATTTGGCGGAAGAAACATGCACATCGGTTATGACTTTTGCAGTCAGTACGTCGATGAACGCGGCACCGGAAAATTTGGCGGCATTTGTGGGTTCACTGGTATGTTTCCCGGTGGCGGCGGAACTCCGGGTTGGCCAAGTTGCTGTTGCGGCATATGTTCCTGCGGCGGTGACGGTGCTACAGGCATGGTTAGAATTTGGATGTAACATAAGGAAAAATAATGAGCACTGAAAAAATTTATAGAATAGTCTGGAAGGCCGATAGCCCAAATCCAGGTCATATTGAATCAACTAATTATAAAGAGACTGAACTTCCTGATCATAACAGAGAAGAAGTGTTAGGACCCTATAGAGAATTCGTGGAAGTAGTGCCAGGGTCACTATTTTATAGAGTATTTGTTGATTCATCGGATGTGAGCCACACAGATGATACTGATCTGCTTGATCTTAATATCGCGGCCTGCACCTACAATTGGGAAACTAATGGTATTAACATGGTCTATAAACCCCCAATGGTCTGGGATGATGTTAGATCCGCTAGAAATAACATGTTAAAGGGATCAGACAATATGTTTAACGTCGACACCCCAGATCCGTTAAAGACCGAATGGGTAGAATATCGACAGCTATTAAGAGATCTAATCACTAGAGAACTAGCTGCTGGCCGAACTCCTGATACGGTATTTTGGCATGATTACGTACCTCCGTTTCCTAAGAGTGCTCGAATTGGTGTTCCGGATAGTGAAAAACCTAACTGTGTTTGGTACAAGGGAGAAAACACTTATCCTCCAGAAGCAATCATAGGAAGTCCAGAAAGTTTGGCTGTTGCTGCAGAAGCTGAAAGACTTGGTTTAAACAAAGGATAAAAAAATGGCGTATCAAGTATGCATTTTAAAATCGTCACCATGTTGTGTAATCCCATGGAATGTGGGATGTACTGTAACTGGTGCTGGTTATACACGAACCCTTGATGTATTTGGTTGCAGTCCAGATCTCACAGCAGGTGAAAATGGTGGAATGACCGCATCTGCATGTCCCTGCGTCCAAGGCACATATTTGCCAGTTGGTTGTTGCTGTGCCTTTACTGTACCTACTGGTGTAACCAGTGTCACTGTTGAGCTATGGGGTGGCGGCGGCGGTGGTGGTAGTGGCGCAAGTGCAAACTGTTGCGGTATAAATCCTGGCGGAGGTGCTGGAACTTATGTAAAACGAAATTTTCCTGTTGTTGCAGGCGATGTGTTGACGTTATGTGCAGGAGCTGGCGGATGTGGAGCCCCATTTTGCGAAGGACAGGACAGTTTTTGCTGTTGTGGAGCTAGAGGCGGGTGTAGTTTTGTTCAACGAAACGGATCTTTTTGCGCAGATGCTCAAGGTGGCGCTGGCGGTATTAGTCAGTGTTACATGACCTGTGGTTGTATGTATTATAGCAATTGCGGTACAAAATGGGGTGTTGGTGGCTTTGGCGGCCCTTGCGCCGATAATGGCGCTTGGACCGGATGTACTGGCTATAGTGCTGATTTGCAAGTAGGTGGAAGTAACAGCGGTACTCCGGGATGTAACGGTAACAGCAGTACACAAATTTCATACGCAGCCAGTGCAGCGTTTGGTGGCGATGCTCAGTATTCTTACTTCAATTGTCAATGCTGGGGCTATATAAAATTCAATAGTTCGTGTACAAACACTGCTGGTGTTGCCGGCCGCGGCGGCGATCCTGGCGCAGCAGCAGCCAGTGGTACTACGTCTGCATATAATATTCCTGGCACTACTAACTATACATGTAGTTCAACCGATTACTCAAATTGTGCTCGAATTATGCCGGGACTGCCGGGACAATTCCCCGGTGGCGGCGGAACCAGCGGGGCAACAACAACCTGTTGCTGGAATCATTCTGCAGGCGGAAACGGTGCATCCGGATATGTAAGGATATGGTATTAAAATGACTGATAATAATTTACAAGAAAATCTAGCAATTGTTCCTGAAAAAACATGGGATGATGTAAGAGCACAACGTGACGGTATGCTTTTAGAATCTGAGACCCAATATAATTTTGATTCTCCCAAAGCAATAATTGATGCTTGGAAAGAGTATAAACAAAAACTAAGAGATATTCCGGAAACATATAAAGACCTAGAAGATTTAAATCAAATTGAGTGGCCAGATAGACCTAACTTTGATCAACAATTAACATTGTCGTCATTAACAATATAATATAGCCACATTTAGCTAGTTGACAAAAAATACCCCATAAATATTCATAAGAATATAGGGGTATTTTTTTTATGTATGATGTTTTCTTTCTAAACGGCGGTACCGGACGAGTAGTGTCAGCATTGCCTGCTTTAGAGTTATATGCACAAACACACGATGAATTTTATATAGTTTGTGAGTCGGGTTTAGATGTATTCTTTGGGCACCCTGTTCTTCAAGACAAAGCATTCGATGTAAATCATAAAGGCCTGTTTGAGTCTATTATTAAAAATGGCAGGATAGTAACAACAGAACCTTACAGAGATAACGACTATTATAATCAACGTTGTAGTATTGGTCAAGCATTTGATAAACAAATCAACGGACACTCTGAAATACGCAGTCTGCCAAAATCAAAAATTTATTTGAATAAAGATGAAGAATTGCACGGGATTGCGACAATTCAAGCTGCTAAGAAAAATCACGGGAAAGAAAAAACGATAGTAATACAGCCCTACGGCCGGGGTGCCAGTGTGACTCGAGATATAAACATCGTAGCAGATACTGGATCTAGAAGTTTAGAGCAAAAAGATTATTTAAAACTTGCAGAAAGATTAAGAAAGTCCTATAATGTATTGTGTATGAGTGAGTTCCCAACACCCGGGGATACATTTAGTGTACACCCTAAAAATTTAGATTTAAGAAAATGGTCAGCTGTAATTGAATTGTCTGATTACTTTATAGGATGCGACAGCGTGGGACAACATTTTGCCTACTTATTTAATATACCGGGAACAGTGGTATTGGGTAGTACTTATGCAATAAATGTATCATATCCTGATCATTTTAATATATGGGAAAAACCAGAATTTAAGAAAAGATATTCGCCGATTCGTATAACTGATTTTAACGGACATTTAGCAGATAGAATTAATGATCAAGCATTGAGTTTATCAGATGACGATTTTGAAAAACTATACGCAAGTATAGAAGCACATATTAACAAAACAACCAAATAAGGATTAAAAATGGCACAATGGATTGCAGGAATCACAAGAGGACATAACGGTGCTACTTGTTTACTTAAAGACGGTGAGTTAGTTTTTTACATTGAAGAAGAACGACTTAGCCGAAAAAAATATGACGGCAGTCCATTAGCCGGCATGATGAAAATTAAAGAATATACTGATAAGTTAGATTATCTAGTGGTTGCGCATACCAGCCCACTATCCAAAGGACCTAAACTTGATTGGGCCGGTGACGATATATACACAGGTCTTGCAAGAAAATTAGGCCTAATTGAACAAAAAGTTGACACCGAAACACACCCCCAAGTAATTGATCTTGGTCATATACACCACGAAATGCATGCAGCCTGCGCATTCTATAATAGTGGTTTTGAAACAGCAGCATGTTTAATTGTAGACGGTGCCGGAACATTTATTCCTTTAGGTGACAGCGGCGTAATTGGATATGAATTAGAGACTATTTTTTCAGCATCTTATCCTGCTAATTTTAGAACTCACTATAAACACATTGGTGTTCGTGGACCTCAACCGGCTTATGCAAAATATCAAGTGCCCCATGAAAATCGAGGAAAACCCGAAGATATACATGATGTAATTTTTACAGATCATCCAGGTATTACAAAATGCTACGAAGCAATGACTGATTATTGTGGTTTTGCATTTATTGAAGCTGGAAAAGCAATGGGATTAGCGCCATACGGTAAAGAAAATAGTAAGATCCCTACAATTTTTATGGGAGAAGAAGGCAGACATTTAAGTAATCGTAATTTATTTGTACCTAACTATCCTAACGGTGCTCATATCGATCGTGTGGCATTTCCTGCACTAGACAACGATTCAATTGAAACAAAAATGGATCTTGCCTATGCAGTACAAAAGGCATGCGAACAACAAATTGTACGTTTAATATTAGACGCAATAGAACGCACAGGGGAGAAAAATATTGTTATCGCTGGAGGGTTTGGATTAAACTGTGTTGGCAACTATGAATATTTAAAACATTTACCTGACGGTGTTAATCTATATGTAGAACCAATTGCACACGACGGTGGTACATGTATTGGCGCTGCAAAAGTTGTCTACTATGAACTGTCAAACGATCTAACTCGTCATCCACAAAAAACAATATATCATGGACCTAACTATTTTGAAAAGAATGGAAAATATGATATTAACTTAGTAGATGGAGAATCTATTATCGATGCATCTATTGCCGATATTGCAAAATTAATCAGTGAAGAAACTATTGTTTGTATGTATCAAGGTGGTAGCGAAGCTGGTCCACGTGCATTAGGTAATCGAAGTATTCTATTTGATCCACGAGTAAAGGACGGTAAAGATATTGTTAACGAAGTTAAGCACCGTGAATGGTTTCGACCCTTTGCCGGTACAATTTTAAAAGAAGCTGTACATGATTGGTTTGATCTACGAGGTATGGATGCAAGTCCATTTATGATGTATGCTGTTGATTGCCAGCCGGGTGTAGAAGACAAAATTCCTAGTATTATTCATGTGGATGGAACATGCCGTATACAGACAGTTACTGAAGAAGAAAACAAAAATTATTACGCACTAATTCAAGAGTTTAATAAACTTACCGGTGTTCCTATTCTATTCAATACTAGTTTTAATCTAGGCGGTGATCCCCTAGTTGAAACTATTGATGATGCATTACATACCCTAAGACAAAGTGATTTAACATATTTGTATCTTCCAGAAATTGGAAAATTAATAACTGTTCCCCACAATTTAAACGCAGAAAAAGAATAAGGAAAATTATTATGGGACTAATTTGGTTTAATTCCGAAACTCCGTTAACTAAGTTTGCACCAAATTTAAAAATACCGTTATATAAAGGGTCGGAAGGATCTGACGATTTTTACAATAAACTAGTAACACAAATTTTAAAATTTGAAGAACATATTTCAAAAGAAGAACTAGTAAGTGAAGTCCCTAAGGGAAGTAATGATCCGTATCCGTGGACACAACACTGGAAACAACACAGTATTTTTTGGGACAAATCGGTGCAAGGGGGTGAGCATTTGGAAAGATTCGAAATGACACCTGAGTTAACTAAATTATTTCATATAGTCAGGAAACATTATCTTTTATTTCTTAAAGAACTAAAATACCCCCGTATTAAAACATATATACATGGATGGGCAAATGTGTTAAGAGACGGACAATGGATCAGTCTCCATCACCACATGGCTGATGCACATACATATATAAGTGGAACTTATTACCCAACGTCTGCACCTACAAGTTTAAAACTTATTAATCCTATCCGGATAGATCAAACTGATGTATTTCCTACAACTAAGGGAAATCTTATTATGTTTCCTAGCTATGTGCCTCACGAAAGTTCAGTATACAAAGGTAACGAATTACGAATAAGCATTGCATTTGATTTATCTACTGAAGAAAATACAGTATCAAATCCGTGGAGACCTCATTGTTTGTTTGATGATCCTGCAACAATGGAAGGAATTGAAATGTACCTAAACAACAGATCGTTAACTGCTGTATGAAAACCGATTGGTTACTAGCAGTCGGATGTAGTTTAACTTGGGGTAGTGAAATTACACAATTTGGGGAAAGCCTCCTCGAAGATAAAACTCTAGCATGGCCTGCCCATCTAGGTAAACTACTCAATGTCAGTCAATTAACCAATCGAGGGTGGCCGGGTAGAAGTAATGGAAGTATATTTCGAATAGCAATGGAAGAAATGGCTTCACATGCTGCTAACTACGGAACTGACGGTATGGTTGTAATACAGTGGTCGGGGCCAGCTAGACTCGAGATCGTTAACCCATATGAAATTAATATACGATCTCTTTATCGCCAAAAATACCACCCAGGGCAAGAACCGGGACCTTACCATAGTTTTACTCCGATGGAGGTATCAGACAAAAACATTCAAAATAAATTCCCGCATCTTGCTGATTACTTTTTTAGACATTGGACACACGATTTTTATCAACTAGAATTATTAGTTAACTATAGTGTAGCATTGACTAGTGTAGCAAATTCCTTAGGAATTAAAATATTGCAGTTTAACGGAATTGATGAATTAAATTTTGATATTTTACCACCGCACTCTCAGGATATTAGCGGACTAATTGGAAAAGAATATTATCGACCATTTGACAGATCGTCAGCATTTTGGCCGGCATCATGTCATTTTCCTAGAGACAATATATTTAATATTGTTCCAAGACACCCCACGGCTGAACAGCACGAAAAATGGGCTAATATATTATATAATTATATGCTAGAAATCCAATCAGCAAGATTGGAATAACTAGTATATTTGTTGTGTTTAGAGCCTATCATAATAGGTGTTGCCTTAACTTTAGTAGCAGCAGATAAGTCAACTTCACTGCCAGATAACACTGGGATCTTATTCCAATCAATTCCAAGATTTTCAGTAACACGAACAAACATTCCGGGATTTGGTACAACAAACGGGTCTTTCTTTTCAATGCCAGGGCACCAATACATGCCAAGTACAGCCACGCCTTGATCTCGAACAAACTGCTCTACAGAATCTGCAAAATTCTTTAAATCGTCCATGGGTAACATGTAGGGTTTAAATTGATTTAGAAATAACACAACCGAAATATTCTTTCCGGCTAGCTGTCGTAAAAAGTCAACACCGTGTTCGTGAAAACTTATTTGGCTTTTCTTGTGATCTGTAGTTGCTGGATCAACAATGGTGCCCCATGGAAAAAGACCAATAATTGTACCGGTATTCTGACCTGTGGATTTTAAAGCATACGTGTATCTATTCATATAAACCTCTTCTTATTTTAATTATCAGTGTAAATCGTTAGGCAGTATAGATCTGGTAGTTTTCAACTAAATACTAAAAAGGATCATAAATGTCAACATCATTTTTTACAAAAGGTACAAATTCAACATTAGTACTGAATAGAGGTACGAATCTAGCATATCACAGTACCGGTGTGGCAATTTATACTAGTACAGCAATTGATCGTTGGCCCGTGGGTGATTTTGTATCTGTCGAATATATCATTAATGTAGAGTTTGGAAAAAACGAAAGAGAAACTATTCATGCTACATTGGTAGCAATGCCGGGACAAACAGCCATAACAATCTATGGTAGAACTAATTTAACCCGACCGCTGATAAACATTAGATCAGATGCCACAAACTCTTACGCCCAGTTAATTGTTGAACCAGCAAGTTTAGAAGTGCAAGGCAGTATTGTCAGCTTCTTTGGTAATTATGCCAGATCAACCATAGCACTGGTGCCATTAAATGCGCCAGCAACTGCTAATAGTACATCGTGGTCCGCGGTGACCAATGTTACTGCATTGACTATAACTGTGCCATTAGACAAATTAACTGGAACTATCTTAATAGGCCAACTAGTTTCAAATAGCAACTTGCCGTCGATATCCACAGTCACTTCTTGGAATTCATCAACTGGTATTTTAGTAATTGGTTGGGTAACTGCTGCCTCGGTTAGTGCAGCAACTCTTCAACAGCTAGTGTTTACCACAATGCCATCGGAGCCGGCAAATACTATCAGTATTATTCAATCAACACAAAATTTTAAATCAATTGAAGCACCTGGTCAGCTCACTGTTAAAGCAACATTACCCGGAGATACGATTCGACTAATAGGCAACAACGGTATCCTAATAACAACTGATGCTATAAACAAACAAGTTACATTTGCCAATCAAGCGTTTAATTCTGTTGCAGTAACAGGACAAACTGCGTTGAATACTAGTGTTTCAAACTCATCTGTATTAAATCTTGTAGGCGGAACTGGCATAACACTGACCACAAATCCGGCAACCAATCAGCTAACTGTAACTGGCAGAGCGCCAACACTTACAACTGATGACGAACTATCTCTTACAGGGTTTAATCTGCGTATAGCAGGCGGAACAGGAATTGTTACTTCAGTAGCCAACGGAAGAATAACCATTTCAACAAATTCTACTGTAAATGCTTATTCGGGTTTTACAGATAGTTTTGGTGCTAGTACCGCAGCAAACACTGCAACTAGTTCTTTTAAATTTAGATCAGGTACGGGTGTTAGTGTTGTTGTAGAAGACAATCATGCTACATACGGTGATAATTTGTTAATAACAAATACCGGAGTTACTTCATTTGCTGGCCTGTCTGGATCTATATCAACTGATGCACTACTTACTGCAATTAATTCAGCAACAGGCTCTATAAATTTACCCATAGGCATTGCAACACCGTCTGCCGGCGCATTTACCACATTGAGTGCAAGTGGAACAGGCAGTTTTGGTGGCAATGTTAATATGAATAATTTTAAAATTACAAGCCTTGCAACTCCTTCTGCTGATTCAGACGCGGCAACAAAAGCCTATGTTGATGCCTCCGGCGGCGGCGCTTGGACTACCATTGCAACAGCAATAACTGCAACAGCAGGTACAAAATATTTTGCCAATACTGCAACGGCACCTTTTACAATAGCGTTACCAGCGTCTCCTGCAACAAATGCAATTGTGTATATTGCTGATCTAGCTGGAACATTTGATCGTAACAATTTAACCGTTGCAAGGAACTCTAGTTTGATCATGGGACTAGCAGAAGATTTAATTTTAAACATAAAAAATGTAAGTGTAGCACTGGTTTATTCGGGTGCAACTTACGGTTGGAAACTAGTATAAGGGAAATAAATGGCATTATTATCTAATTTTGTAGGCGGAAATGTTCCGGGCCAGGCATATAAGCAGCCTGCATTTGCCTGCTGGAGCAACAATGGTAGCCAAGGTGGTTGGTCCGTATATGATCACAACTTCCACTGCATGGGCCGATTTATGTTGAATAACAGCAACGTTAACGGTGGCGGCGCAATGTCGTCTACTGGCGCGAACGAATTTACTGATACATATGCTGGCAGTGCATACACACAAACATCAGCTGATGTTCCGGCAGCTAATGCAACCTACGGACAGCCTCAATATAACGGTTACCTTGGCAACTGCTTATTGTCAATTGGATTCACCATGGGATCAAATGGTGCTGGAGACATTATGGGATCATCAGGATATGAAAATCGTGCTGCCGGCCTTGCAGAAAGCGGAGTTATTGTAAACGAAACAAATCAAGACTATGCAATCTTTATGTCAACCAGCGGATACCTTCGTATTGGTCAACGCAGTATGAATTGGTATGTGCATCAGCGAGTTGTTAACACTCAGAATTATACTACAATTACTGCTAAACAAAGCGGGTATAACATGAATAGTATTCAAGGCCGCATCAGTTACAATGCAAAAACTAAAAAAGTTTGTATTATAGAAGTTAATGATTCTTACGGTGCTCGACCTACAGTATATAGTTCTGTACCTAGCTTGAGATATTATGCACCGTCACTGTTTAGGGGAGTTACGGAGCAGACTACCGCATACGCTGCTGGTACTAGTGGGCCATTGTATACATTTTTTAATAACTCTAATAATTATGTTACAACATATGCAGCAGCCACTGGCAAACCTGCCAATGATAGTGGAGAAGACAATTATCGAGGTATTCCAGTTATGTGTGATAACGATAAAATTGTTTGGATACAGATGATTCCAAACAATCGTATTTGGATGAGTCGGTGGAATTCAGACGGCACACACACTGGAGCATTAATCAATAGATCACTTACTACCACTCAGGGAGTAGCACAGGGTTTACGATACGGTATTAGACATCAAGTATCATCGGATGGCAGATATGTATTAGTGCATTGTCCTTACTATTATTACGGCGCAGGAACCAAAGTGTTCTTGGTACGAGTAAGTGACGGCAAAACTATATGGGATGAAAATAACGATACAAGTTACGGATTTTTTTATACTCCCATAGGCAAGAGTGATTTTGTGATGTTGCAAAACGTCAACGCTGACAGCAGTGCTGGAATACATCATCAAAGTATTTTGAGTGATGCATTGATGAATGAAAACGCAGATCTTGCTCAGACAAACATGTGCAGAAGTTATGTTCCTGGATTTATGCAATCTAATTTTTACTCAACAGATTATCCAATGTTTACATCTGTACAGTATGACACTGCATTGTTCAATGTTAATGCATAATATAAATTCAAGGAATCAATAAATGCCAACTTTACTGGGCAATACACTAACAAATTATACACCAAGCAATGCATACTTACAGGCTGCTTTTGCAGTTTGGTCTAATAACGGCGGCAGTTATGGGGGCTATTCTATATACGATCATAATTATAATTGCATAGGCAGATTTATGATTACCAACACTAATCGAGGTGGTGGCGGAGCACAGATGACCAGTACAGGCGCAATTAGTAGTGACGGATACTATGCCAGCAGATATGCATACACTGCTGGCTTGCCAGGTAGCACCAGTGATTGTTTTAGTCAAGGTGCACCGAGTGCAGGATTTTTAGGTAACATGAGTCATGCAATGGGTTCGGGATTTGCTGGCGATCTTGTTAGACAGAGTACAGAATTATCATACCGTGCTCAAGCCTTTAGAGATGTGGGTACAATTGTTAATGAGTCAGACCAAGTATATGCTATTTTTAATAACGGTACCAGCATTTCTATTGGACCAAGAAGTGCAACCTGGTACGGCATGCAGCGATTCAACGTAGGTGAAGGATACGCCACTGTTACTACAAAAAATACAGGATATGCTAACACTAGATACGGCCGTGTTAGCTACAATGCCAAAACAAATCAGTTATGCATTATTGAAAGTAATGGTAGCTATGTTCACAAACCGGTAGTTTATAGTAGTGTTCCTCGTCTAAGTCAATATTCAAACAGAGAATTTTACGGAACAATAGAACAAGCAGCAGCATTTACTCAAGCCACTTCGAGTAATCTTTATACATATTTTAATACAGTGGGTAATTATAGTACTACGTATGCGGCAAGCACCGGAGTTCCAACTAACAGTGGAGGAACGGAAGACAACTACCGAGGTGTTCCGGTTATGTGCGACAACGGTAAAATTGTGTTTGTACAGATGATTCCTAGTTACGGATTCTGGGTACATCGTTGGGGGACAACTGGACTAGCTGAAGGTGGAATCATAAGTTCAAGCAATACAACTAGTTATGGTATTGACCAAGGTGTATATTACGGTATTAGATTTGTGGTTAGCTCTGATGGTAGATACGTACTCGCATACTGTGCCAGCTACTATTACCAAGCTGGTGTATATTGTGCATTGATACGTGTGAGCGATGGCAAGACCATCTATGACTTTGAGCATCCTAACAGTCGAGGATATCAGTTTACGCCAATTGGCAAAAGCGATTTTATGTGCCAAAATGGGGAGAACGCAGACGGCGGATCGGGACTTTATTTTCAACATATAGCCAGTGATTGGTTAATGAATACAACTGCTGATGCTGCAAGAGCAAATATAGTACGAACTCAAGCTACTCAAATTATTGGTAGTAATTACAACAGCACAGACTACCCATGTATTGTACCATTGATGTATGATACAAAACCATTTAATGATTTATAAAACAGGACAATTATGAAATATCTCACATTTGATACACTGACCAACGAAGCTACTAATTATTTTGATAATGAAACAGAGGCACACACCACCTGTTACGCATATCCATACGATCCGACAAAAGAATTATTGGCCACATTAAAATTGATCAACGGCGTAGTTGTACATACTATGCCGGGAAAAACACTGGCCCAGCAGGTTGCAAAATACAATGCAGATAAAGAAGCGGATTCTTTGCAAAAACACAAAGAATCAAAAATCCCGCAGATTAAGAATAAAGCCGCCGAAAAGATAATGGCATTAGACTGGAAACTAGAAAGAGCTAGAGAGCAGGATCAGCTGGAAAATACAACTTCTAAAACGCTAGAGGTGTTACAAACTAGACAAGCAATACGAGACGCTAGTAATGCGTTAGAAGCTGAGGTATTGGCATGTACAACACATGAAGCGATTGATGCAATTGACATTAAAAACTTTTAAATTAACAAATTAGCATACACACCTAACGTATAAATACAATTAATAAGGAAGATCAATATGGCAAATTTAGTTAGTCCGTTTACAATAGACCCGTTAAGATCCGCTACGGGCTTTGTTAGCCCAGGATTTATTGTTGATGCAAACGGTAACCTCAGTTTAACTAATAATTTTACGCTGGGCGGAACACTATCACTGTCAACCGGATCTATATCAAGCGGCAATACTCTACTAATTAGTACTAACTCTCTAGGTTCAACTGTTACAAACAGCAGTTTAACCAGCTTAGGAACCTTATCCGGATTAACAGTATCTGGAACTACAACGTTATCAGGAAGAGTTATAATTAATTCTTCTTCAGTTGTGGGAACAATAGACAAAGTAAACATTGGTTCAACAACACCCGGTTCAGGAACATTTACAACATTAAGTGTATCTGGAGATCTTGCTTTTAATCCAACCAACGAAGGAACAATTGATAACATTGCCATAGGAACTATAAATCCTGCTGCTGGCAATTTTACCTCATTGACAACCAGCAATGATACAGCACTAGGCGGCAACGTTAGTGTTGCAGGAAATACCACAGTGGCCGGAACATTAACAGTTGGCGGTTCAAATATTAAACTATTAACGATTGCCTTAAGTGTAGCATTAGGTTAATAGTAAACAGAAACTCATGGAGATTTAAATGGCAAAGAAGCAGATATCAACTTATAAATTTGTACCCGGAACAGCGGCACCTACAACAAGTTTATATCCTAACGCAAGATTCTTAATTAATGCAAACAAAAAGTTTGTACAAGAAGAAGCAATTGCATTTATTCAACGTAACGTATCATTTAGTGTGCAACCTTATGCAAATTATGTTTACGATCTTGGATTATTAAGAAAAGAGATTAGCGGAATAATTGACGGATACATCAGTGATTTGCGTCATGGTTCAAACATGTTGACCACTACCAATGCTACTAAATTCTGGCAATATGGTGTCGAACTGGTATCTCCAGCACCAGAAGCAGCAACATACAATTATATTAATAATTTAATAAAAAATTATATTTTATCTAATACAGCATTTAGCTATCTACAAAGCACAGTATCTCAAGTAATCAACAACGGATATGTGGCAGAAACCGGCGTCGGAGCAGCACTAAGCACCCTATCTGGCATTATTGTTAACAGTGCAACAAGTGGAACAACAACGATCCCTGCAGTATCAACAAATCGTGGTTATGTAAAAATTCCGGGAATGTACCACCAAGAAGATGTATTGTTAATAACAAACACTACTAAAAATACAATCATTTATAATTTTGCAGACCCTGCATATCCTATTGAACTTACTACCAGCGAAAGTTATGACAGTGATTTTCCTGGTGCATTATACGGTGCTGATAAAGTAACAACAATCTATTTTGATTTTGACACTAGCGGCATGATGTTGTCAGATACTCTTCAGGTATTTGTTGAAGGACCTGCACAGGTTGTTAAATTAAATCCAATTGCCAGTGACGCAATGGAACGTATGAAAGTTGGTATTCCACAAAGTATGCTTGACGCTGACTTTGAATACGGACTACAGCCAACCAAGTGGCAAACAATTGCATTGATGAGAAATTATCCATCAATCTATGAAATTCCAAACAGTGATCAACCAGTTATTAACGTAGTTACAGATGCATCGTCAGGAACTAGTGGGTCTGGATCTAGTTTAATCACAGTCACAACACAAAATGCTCATAATTTTACAGTTAATCAACCATTTACTATTAAAGCATTGGCTGTTTCGGTATCAGGATTCAGTCGTGCAGAAGGAAGTTTTTTAGTTAACTCTGTTGTTTCTGCTACTCAATTTACCTACTATGCCAAGTCCAAGGTAGGTACAAACAACGGTGATGTACTTAGTACAAACTATACTCAGTTAAGAACTGGTGCATATTATACAGGCGCCAGCGTTGGTATTCCTAATTTTTCCGTATACTCAGCAGGAGCATCTGGAACTATTACCACTAGTTTGATTTCAGCATCTGGTACAAACTTTATTGGATTTAGCGGAAGTGCACCTCCTGTGGGCGCACCGTTGACTGGAACAGGCATTGCTGCAGGAACACAGATCACAGCAGTAACTGGTTCAGGCGGAACCGTGGCCAGTACTACATTGACTGTAACAGCAACATCCGGTGCCAACTCAATTACGATTGACAATACAGCTTCTATTAGTCCAGGTTTGGTAATTGACCGAGGTGACGGACAATCATTGCTAGTAACCAGCGTTGTTGGTAGCACTGTTTCGTTAAGCGGTTCATTAGCCACTACAATTACTGGTAGTACACAAACATATTCAAATGTTGCACCGACAGGCGGCAACGGTAGTAATTCAGTTTTTAACATATTAAGAAATGGAACTGCCTACACTGCACAAATTGTAAACCCAGGAACTGGTTATGTTTCAGGAAATACCCTAACGGCCGCAGGAACACTGTTGGGTGGAGCAAGTACAACAAACGATGCATCAATAATTGTTACCGCAGCCAGTGCATTAAATTCTGTACTATCACTTAGCTCTGCTTCCTTAGTACCAGGCACAGGTTACGTTGATGGTACATTTACCACAACCAACGTTGGTCTAGGTACTGGCCTAACAGTTGCTATTGCAACAACAGGCGGCGTAATTGATACTGTAACTATTGTTGCTTCAGGTAGAGGGTATGCGCAGAATGATGTTGTTACAATTGTAGACGGAAATAACGATGCCACTATTCAAATTTCTGCAATTTCCACAGGCGGATTAATACAGTCTGTTTCAATAACTGGAACCCCTATCACAGCAGGAACAATTAATTTTATCAGTGCATTTACATTAAATGCAAATACCACAGCACAAATAGCCAATGCCAATACTGGAATCACCTATAGTGCAATTTCAACTATCCAAGTTACCTTTCCAGCACCACACGGATTTGTACCAGGTAATACTGTTACAATTCAAATTACCAGTTCGGACACAGGAGCACAACTAGCAGCAGGTCCGTTCTTTGTTGAACAAGTGCCTGCATCTAACACATTCTTGTACACTGCCAGAGCAGCTGGTACAATCAATAATACGTTAACTGGATACGTTTACGGTAGACCAGACAGTTTCTTTATTCACAGACCGTTCGACGGCGGTGTTATGTTAGGAACTGGTGGCCCAACACACGGTGCAACTGCAATCCGTATGAGTAAGAAGTATATTCGGTATCAATCGGGTAAAGGTGTTATGTATAACACTGGTGCATTATTTGCACCTAGTTATAACATTGCAAGTATCACTTCTTCGGGAACGGGCGTAGGTAGTGTTATAACTGTTGTTCTAGACGACGTTGATCACGGCTGTCAAGTTAACGGCGGAATTAGCATCAGCGGTGTAATTACATCGGGATACAACGGTAACTATACTGTGTTTAGTATTTTAACCGAACGTATTTTAACAATAATTGCACAACAAACTCTGGGCGCTACCACAGCATCTATTGGTAATCCTTGTGTTATAAGTGTTAGATCATGGCACGGTTCAACAGTTCGTGCAGGTATTTTTGACGACCAAAACGGTATGTTCTGGCAATACGACGGACAAAAATTAGCCGTTGTAAAACGTTCAAGTACATTTCAAGTAGCTGGATCTATTGCACTTGCTGCAAACTCAAACCAAGTCACCGGTACTGGTACAAGATTTACAGAACAACTTGCCGCAGGTGATAGAGTTGTTATTCGCGGTATGAGTCATGTGGTAACACAAATTAACAGCAACACAAGTCTAACAGTTAGTCCTGACTATCGAGGAACTATTGATTTAACTTCTGCCAAAATGGCCAAAACTAACGATCTAATAGTGCCGCAGGCCTATTGGAATAGAGACACAGCAGACGGCCGAGGTGATAGTGGTTATAATATCGATGTTACTAAAATGCAGATGATTGGTATCCAACACACGTGGTATGGTGCTGGATTTATTGATTTTATGCTTAGAGGATCCGACGGTAATTATGTATTCGTGCATCGTTTCCGTAACAGCAACTACAACATCGAGGCTTACATGCGTTCAGGTAACCAACCAGTTCGCTACGAAGTTATCAACGAAGGTGCAAAAGATAAATTATCCGCAGCGATCACCGCATCAGACACAGTATTGCCACTAACTAATGCATACTACTTTCCACCTGCAGGAACAGTAGTTGTTGACAGTGAATTAATTTCATATACAGCAAACAACGGTACTAGCCTAGTTGGTTGTTCACGCGGTTCTAGTCTATCACAGTTTGCAGCAGGTGCCCAACGAACATTTACAGGAAGTCCCGCAGCAAGTCATAATGTAAATGCTGGTGTTATCCTAATCAGTAATACAATTACTCCGTTAATCAGTCACTGGGGTAGTGCATACATGATTGACGGTCAGTTTGACAGCGATCGTGGATACATTTTTAACTACGCAGCGACCGGAGTTAGCGCCAGTACTAGCACTAATACTGCTTTCTTAATTCGTCTAGCACCCAGTGTATCAAACGCACAAACTGGTGACTTGGGTGTAAGAGAATTGCTAAATCGTGCGCAATTATTGTTATCGGGTATTTCCATTACATCTGACACAGTGTCAGGCGGCGGCGCAATTATTGTTCAAGGTATTTTGAATCCAATTAACTATCCAACTGATCCTACATTGATCACCTGGACTGGATTGAACTCGTTAGGTGCTGGTGGACAGCCAAGTTTTGCTCAAGTTGCATCCGGCGGTAGTGTAACATGGGGCGGTAATGTATCAACAGCAACAGCCATAGTACAAGGCGCATTTACAACCACGCTAACAGCCAAGAGTTTTGCACCAATTACTGCATCATTGACTGCGATATCATTTAATCCAGTAGTGCAAACAATTACAGCGGCTAGTTTTGCAGCCTCTACAAGTCCAGTATATAACAGTGCTGTTAGTACTGCAAGGTCAGATTTTCTAGTTGCTAATTCAATAATTTCCGGCCTTACTACCCCGTTATCAACTGGAGATGGTATTAACATACCCGGTTATGTAGTTGGTGGACAAACTATTGTATCTATTACTAACAGCTATATTACACTAGCTGGTATCCCGTATACTCGTATTGTTATGTCTGCGGTAGCAAATGGAACAAGTCCGGCCGCAGTGTCAAATGGAGCACAAAATCTTACTGCATCAATAACAAGTTCAGTGGCTGCTCGTTATAATACAGCGTTAAGTGCGTCAAGAACAGATTTCTTAATAACGCAATCGCAGTTATCCAGTATAACAATATCAGTTACTGATAGTCTATCAGTGGCAACATTTATTACAACAGTTCATACAATCTCAAGCGTTGTTTCTAACTTTACTACAATTAGTGGCGTGTCATATGCACAGGTTATTATGAGCGGTCCTGCAAATAATACATCTACAGCAGGATCTGGAAATAATATTACAATCACTGCTACTTCAGCGGCAACATCAACATACGGAAGTGCATTAAATACTGCTAGAACTGATTTCTTAATCACTGATACACAATATGCATCAAGCGGTATTGCAACTAGTGATTCGTTATCTTTGGCAACTTATATAACTGGATCTCAAACAATTCAAACAATTACTCCAAGTTATATTAACATTGGCGGTACAAGTTATACAAGAGTTGTTATGAGTGCTGCGGCAAACGCCACTAGTGCATCAGGTGCGAGCAACGACCAAACTGTTACAGTGACAGCAGCAGGTTCTGCAGCCAACTATGTAATTACCAACTACTTGTTCTTTACCAGTGCATCTTGGACATCAAGCGGTGCCAACCTTGGAACTAAAATTGCAACTAACTATACACAGTTCCCAGCTGGTACATCCGTAGCTGCAACCGCAACAAGAACGTTTGGTGCAACAACTGTTTATCGTGTGACATTTACACAAACATCCAATGCAACTATTGCAGCAGGTGCAACGCCAGTATTCCAGTTTGGATCAGCATATGCATTGCCGGGTGAGCAAGTCTTCTCATTCGTTAGTAACCCAGGCAATACTGATACGCTAGACTTATCAGGATTGAAAGAAATGACATCAACCGCAATTGGTGGACGCGGTACATTCCCTAATGGTCCAGACGTATTGGCCATTAACGTGTACAAGGTCAGCGGCTCAAATACCCCAGTTAACGTTATTCTACGTTGGGGCGAAGCGCAGGCTTAAAGTTGTTTGGCTACGACCAACATGGTATTAATTTTATCGTTAATAACCTTGTTGGTCAATGTGGTTTTTAAGCCAGTGTGAAGATTCTTAGGTAATTGATCAAAACTTGCCCAGCAATATGTTGGGCATTTTTCTATTGTGAACTCACTATCTACAAGACACACGTAGGTGGAAAATTCAAAACCGCTGTCACTGCTGACATATAATTCTAAAGGAATTAACTTAGCAGGTTTGTTGTAGTAGAGTTCAATTATAGGAGCAGCATCCTGTAACACCACATCTGTGCGTGTGAATGTGGGCACTGTCCATTTTGTGTCCTCAAGGATGATCAGGACCTTGGAGGTTTGTTTAGATAAGAATAAGATACCAGCATGTTTTTGCATACTAGTATCTATCTCTTTATGCATTATACTGGGTCAAGAACGAATCGCCAGTATCCGCTGGCATATTCGCCTTCGAAACTCTTGACCCATTGCTCTCCATCCCATTTGTACTGTATACCAGTTTTTGCATTTGTAGTATAGATTGGATTAACCACTGGGCCTGGAACAAACACCACATCCCATTTGGCACCATTCCATTCAATTACAGAATTAGCAGCAACCACCGTGTCAGTCATATCGGTATTTTTCCAAGCATCTGGGCCGTCATAACCTGTCATGGTTTTAATTGTAACTTTGGCATTCTGAACCGCAGTATCAAGAACAACTCTAACATTGCCGTTGTGTTCAACAACCGATGAAATCACTTCGGTCTTTTCAACAAACACCTGATAGGCAGTCAGTGATGAGAATGGAACTGCAAGATCAAATTGGCTAGTAAGTGCATTTACTCTTCGAACTTCTGTGGTCCAATACCTGTCTTCTAATATGTTAATATCATCAAGAATTAAGTAGCGTGTGCCTTGCGGTATATCAGCTTTACTGCCAAATGTTGCAATGGGATTAAATTTATAAGGGTCAATAATTGCGGTAATTGCACCTAACGAATTAGTGGGTATTGTATCAGGGTCAATAGTAACAACGATAAACGACGGATCTATTTCATTAACTGTGAAAGTTCCGCCTAGTTCATTGCCGCTAGGTTGTCTAAAAAATATCTGGCTGATACCTGGCTGATAACCGCCGTACAGTTCAAGAACCTTATGCCAATCAATACGATAACTTTGTTTAGTGGGCGCTTCAAGTCCTACTTCACTTACTGCTTCATTGGCATCTAACACTTCAACATTATAGTCATGAGGCTGACCATTATTGGCCTTGAGTAATATTACTCCAAAATTACCCGGAGTTGATGTGGCCTGTGCATTTGGATCATTAAACAATATATTAGACAGGTCACTAACATCACCTTGCTCACCAAAAATATTCATAATAATGTTTTTAACAACACCAAGTTTCTTGACCTTGGTAGGAGGACTGATCCAAATAGGCATTTCAAAGTCTAAAGAACAAATATCAATATCGTCGGCAGACCCAACTGGAATTGATCTACTGGTAAAATTTGTCCCAGTTAGATCGACCACACTTAGACTGGTCCAGTCAATATAGTTGTCCGTAGTTTGTATTTCTAAACTAGGATTAAACAACATTAGTATCTGTTCCATGACCTGTAACTTTTGGTCAGTGTTGCTGGTCCAGATGTCTGCTTTCATTGTCAACTTGTACGGAGTTGGCATTAAACGCTCAACAGTATAGCCACCACCTTGATAATTTTCGTACTCAATGTTGCCCGCAGCAGTGGTATAAGCACGTTCTCTAATGTTTAACTTGCTGACAAAACTTGAATCACTTAGTCTGTCACGTGCAATTTCAATACCAGTGATGTAACAGGCAATACGAGGCACACTGGGCATTTTGTTTTCGCTGTTTTCTTTAATAATGCTGGCAACTTGTTTGGTCATGTCACCGTACATTACTGGAATTTGTCTCAGTGTGCCATCGCCTGCTTGAGTCTTAAACCCAATGAAGATGCGCATAAATTGTGTTACATATCGTCTAATTTGACCGTCATAAAAGAACTGAATAATATTTCAACGGTGTTAAACCGAAGCCTCCAGCCAAACACGTTTTCCATCTATTAATTTCCATGTTTTTCCTCTACAATGTGTTGCTTCTAAGTGCGCAATTCGCATCTTTTCTTTTGTATTTGTTGATTGCGTCTTACCCTTCATAGGGCCGCCGTCTTTACGTGTCCACGTATCTGTACCTAATGTTTTTCTTCTAGCATGAGCATTACGCTGAGATTCTCTCATACGTTCGATACTAGCGGGATTATGTGTTTTATTGTCGCCCGGATTTCGAATATTATATCCATTGTTAATCGAATCAAATAATAATACATACTTTTCTTCTAATTTATTTAAATCATCTAATGATGTTGCAGAATCAATTACATCGAATGTAAATGCATCTATGCCATATTTTCGTAGAGCATTATGAAAATGGTATGTCTTAGCAGTATATCGACTATCTGCAATATGCTCTAGACGACGTTGATTTGGATCTTGAATAGTTTGTCCAATGTAGCACTTGCCGTTTTCTATATGTGTAAATTTATAGATATACATTATTCATCCGCCTTTGGTCTAAGAGCCTTGCTAAGACTTTGTCTTTCTTTAATAATATGTCCGTTGATATTATCAGTTGCTGTATTATTAACAAACGTACTTTTCTGTGTAAGACGTATACCGTTGGCTGTGGTTATGCCAGCAGCAGCATCGTCTGCGCCAATATTACTCATGTTCATTCTAACATTATCTTCATACTTGATCCAACGCTTACCTGAATAACGGAATAGTCTATTAGGGAAGAAGTCAGTGCGTAAACAGAATTGTCCTTCAACTGGATTACCAGATGGAAATATTGTACCGCTGGTAAACGGAGCACCGTTTGGCGCAACTCCGTCGCCAATAAGATACGTTTTATCGTATCCTTCTTTAGTGGGTGTTTGCAGCACAGTTGACGCATCTACAGTAGTTGCCTCACCATCTACGCCACTAATGGTAAATGTACTGGCATCAATGGTATCTTCATCGGCAGTGACCAGTGCTGGGTGTCCTGCAGAATCAACAGCGAGTGTAAAGAATTTAGTAACATCAAATCCACTCTTTGGAGCATCTGCTTCTGCTTGGTTTAATACGGCCTGTGTGATTGCTAGTTCTTTCTTGTAAGTACTGACAATATCACGTAGACTGTTGGCCAATGTATAATAGGTCGAGTTAGGCGGCGAAATATTTGTCACTTCTGCAATGACATTATAATATAGTCCATCTGCACCTTTAACAACATCACCGGGATAGTAAGTGGTATTTTCTGCCCACACTCCTCGATCATTTGCAGTATCCGCAGCAGCATCAAGGATCTGTTTAAATTCTTGACTGTCAACCATTGGTGTACACTTGGCACGATATAGGTGTGGATACCAAGTTGCTGAAAATCCTTCGCTGGCTCTGTTTACTTCTTGAACAACATAGAAACGTTTTAGAGTAAATGTTAGATCGTTAAGAGCATATTCGTCTTTCAAATGCGGCAGTTCGATAACATCGCCTGCTATAATTTTACGACCAAGTTTTTCTACAGTATCGTTAATGTGAAAACTGATAAACACTGTGTCGTTTTGCAAGAATAAGCCAAATTGACTTAGATTAAAATCAGTATCTTGCACATTGTACACTCCACGCAACTGGTAGATATTTGTATCGTAAGTACGATCTCTATTTTCCAAGAACAGCAAATCTTGAATATTTGACGGATTCAATGCATCATACTGCGGAATCGTAGGACTTGAAGTACCAGCAACAGGCGCACCTGAACCTAAATACTTGTGAACAAACACATCGGTGCCACCAACTTGGAACATTGACCAAACGGTTTTATCGATAAATTTGTAATTATTGCCCTTTTCGGGCTTGTATAAACTGAGTCTTGGCATAGTCATATATTTATAAATACTAGCATGAGCCAAATTGATCCATCAAAACAAGAAGTGTTTAACTACTGCAAAGCCATGCTAGGTGAAGGCATGATCGATGTAGAGCTAGACCCTATACATTATGAAACAGCACTTAATCGTGCTCTTGCAGTATTCCGTCAGCGTAGCGATAATGCTGTGGAAGAAAGCTATGCGTTCTTAACACTGAAAGTAGATCAGAACGAATATATACTGCCCAAAGAAATACAACAGGTACGACAGTTGTTCCGACGTTCGATCGGTTCACGATCAGGTGGTGGACAAGGTGGTACAGTATTTGAACCGTTTAACCTAGCCTACACTAATACCTATTTGTTGTCATCGACAAATATGGGTGGCTTGTTGACCTACGAATTGTTTGCACAGTATCAAGAACTAGTAGGTAGAATGTTTGGATCGTTTATTAATTTTACTTGGAATCCACAAAACAAGAGACTAGTAATACAACAACGTCCGCGTTCAGACGAAGAGATTCTACTATGGATCTACAATATAAAACCAGATGCTGCAATTATCAACGACACCTATTCAGGACAGTGGATTAAAGACTATACACTGGCTAATTGTAAAATCATGCTTGGACAAGCTCGTGAATTGTTCAGTCAAATTGCTGGCCCACAGGGCGGAACTAGTCTAAACGGTGCCGCAATGAAAGCCGAAGGCCAAGCTGACATAGATCGATTAACAATCGAATTAGCAACATCGGCATCCGGCGGCATTGGCTATAGCTGGATTATTGGTTAAAAATCTTTGACTTTTTAATAAAACTGTATTATACTTGTTCTAAAGAGGACAATTATGATCATAGGCGTATGCGGTTTTATTGGTAGCGGCAAGGATACTGTAGCAGATTACCTACAAAATTTCCACGAGTTCCGCAGAGAAAGTTTTGCATCAACTCTTAAAGATGCAGTGGCAGCAGTGTTCGGCTGGGATAGAACACTACTTGAAGGTCGCACTAAAGAAGCACGTGAGTGGCGTGAACAAGTAGATCCGTGGTGGGCATCTCGTTTAAACATGCCCGAACTAACTCCTCGATTAATGCTGCAACTCTGGGGCACAGAAGTATGTCGTAAAGGTTTCCATGATGACATTTGGATTGCTAGTCTAGAAAACAAACTCCGAACCAGTAAAGATCATGTGGTCATTAGCGACTGTCGGTTTCCTAACGAAATTCGAGCTATCAAAGCACAAGGTGGGAAAATCATATGGGTACAGCGTGGTGTAATACCACACTGGTATGACATTGCCTGTAAAGCCAACAAGGGTGATACTAAGGCAATTCAGTGGCTAAAAGACGAAGGTATACACGCTAGTGAAACAGCCTGGGCAGGAACAGACTTTGATCATATTATTGACAACAATAGAACAATTGACTCACTGTATAACACAGTTAAAAATCTGGTAATAGATCGCCCTGCCGCCACTTAACACCTTCTTTTTGCAGTATGCGTTGACAGTTGGCGCATACTGTTTTTAAGTTAATAGGCCTACAGTTGTTAAGATCCCCGTCTACAAACAAGACGTTAAACTGTTCAGAGTGTTTGCTTTTAAAACCGCATTTTTCACAAAAATCTTTCTTACGGTATCCTAGCTGATACCAGCGTGGTGTACCCTTGTCCTTACCCCCGTTCTTTGCGCAGCTCTCGCAGAACTTTCTATAAAATACCTTTTTGTCCTTGTAGTAATTAATAGCACGAGGACTTTTCTGGCAACATGGACATAATGGACGCATAATGTATTTATAGCTGACCTTTTGCGCCCCTTTTTAGGCTTCCTTTGCGGGGTGTTTTTGCCAAATGGTACTAAATATCTATACAAGATTCAAACCATTAGGAGAATACACGAATGGCACTATCATCACCAGGCGTACAAGTTACAGTAGTCGACGAGAGTTTTTATACACCAGCAGAAGCTGGAACAACTCCGTTGATTATAGTGGCCACAGCGCAAGACAAAACAAACGCCAGCGGTACCGGTACTGCTCAGGGCACATTAAAAGCCAACGCTGGTAAAGCATATAAAGTTACAAGCCAACGAGACCTAGTAGATCTTTTTGGTGTTCCAACTTTTTCTCGTACAGCAAGCGGAAGCCCAGTACACGGCGGAGAACAAAACGAATACGGACTTCAAGCTGCCTACAGCTTGATGGGTGTTACAAATTCAGCATGGGTTGTACGTGCTAACGTAAACTTAAACGACCTTGCAGCAAAATCTGCTGCACCTGGATCAAATCCATTAAACGGACAATGGTGGTTAGACACTACTAATTCTACTTATGGTATTTTTGAGTGGAATGGAGCCGCAAAAGTTGATGGCGGTCAGTCGTTTATGAACGAAAAACCAATTGTATTAACAGTTGACGACGCTGACAAGCTAGAAAATACACAAGACTACGGTTGGGCTCCAAAGACCAGCGTTGGCATGTCCGGCGATTATGCAGTTGTTACATATACATCAACACCAAAAATATTCTATAACAAGCGTATTGTAAACCCATCCACTGGTGTGATCAGCAACAAGTGGGTTCTAGTTGGTGACAACGAGTGGACAAATGCATTCCCTACAATCGTAGGAACTGCAAATGCAACAGTTGCTAACGATGCAACATGTACAATTAACGGTACACTGGTAAGTAATCCAGGTACAACACTACAAAGTTTAGTTAACAAAATTAACTCACTAGCTATTACGGGTGTTACTGCATTAGGTGTTAACGGTCGTCTACAGTTGTTTACAACTGGCGAAGCACATAATGGTACAATTACATTAGCAGATGGTAGTCCAACTAATCTACTAGCAACTATTGGTATGACAGCTGGCACATACAAGTGCCCAGTATTACAAATGTCTCCACATACTAGTGTTCCTCCATTCAAGGCAGCGAGCGACAACCGTCCTACAGGTAGCGTATGGATTAAAACAACTGAACCTAATCTAGGCGCACGTTGGAGAGTCAAGCGTTGGAATGGTACTACACTAGCATGGGTTGAGCAATCAGCTCCATTATTGGCCAGCCCACAAGCTGCTATCTTTGAATTAGACAAAATTGGTGGATTATCTATCCCTACAAATACTGTATTTGCACAGTACAACTATACAGAAGATACAGGATATGATACTACTCCACAAACAGCATCATTTAAATTATTCAAGCGTGTTAATGCCGGTGCAGCAACTACCGTTACTTCCGGTATAATTGGTACAGGCACATTGTCAGCACATGGTGCCGGACTTCAAGTGACTATTAGAGAAAGTTTAAAAGGCCAAGCAGCATTGTCAAGCCCAGTAACTGTTACATTTGGCGAATTCTTTGGCGATGCTCGTGATGCAAACACTATTGCAACAGCATTTACAAATTCTAATTTAGTCAATGTCACTGCAAACGTTGTTGGCGGACGAATTGAAATTAAGCACATCTTAGGTGGTGAAATTCGTATTGCTGATACCGACGATGTGTTTTTAGACATTGGATTTATTGGATTTGACGGATCAAATGCATTAACTGCAACAGCTAATTTATACATGGCTCCTGCAGGTGCATATGCTGCTGAAGGTGATGATTTCATCGCAAGTAATTGGAAGCCACTAGGTTCTGACTATGTTGCAGCAGCAAGCGCACCATTAGAAGAAGCACTAGACGGTCAACTATGGTATTCAAGTATGATCGAAGAAGTGGACATTATGGTTCACAATGGTACAACATGGAAAGGTTATAAAAACATATTCCCTTCCACAGACCCAGCAGGTCCACAAGTTGCAGCCAGCAAGCCAACTACACAAAGTGACGGTACTATGCTAGTTGATGGTGACATATGGATTAGCACAGCTGATCTAGAAAACTATCCAACTATCTATCGTTACAGCGGTGACCTACAGAAATATGTTTTACTTGACAAGTCAGACCAAACAACTGAAGAAGGTGTATTGTTTGCCGATGCACGTTGGGATACTAACGGTCAGAGTGTACATGCATCAACAATTAAGGATCTACTAATTAGTGATTTCTTAGATACAGATGCACCAGATCCAGCACTATACCCTGCAGGTATGTTGCTATGGAACCTACGTCGTAGCGGTTTCAATGTAAAACGTTTTGCACGTGGTCACGTTGACCGTACAGCTGATAACGTTCGCTTCAACAACGAAAGCCAAGCTGCTTACCTGACTGATCGTTGGGTTAGTGAAAGCGGTACTAACGAAGATGGCTCAGGTACATTTGGTCGTTTAGCACAGCGTAAGGCAGTTGTATCTGCATTGAAAGCCACTGTTGATACTACTAGCGATATCCGTGAAACAGAACTACGTGTGTTCAACTTGATTGCTTGCCCTGGTTATCCAGAGCTAATGAGCAACCTAGTTAACTTGAACATTGATCGTAAGTTGACATCTTTTGTAGTTGCTGATACACCATTACGTTTAAAAGCAGATGCTACAACACTAACCAACTGGGGCGGAAACGCAGCAGGTGCATTGGATAACAATGACAAGGGTATCGTTACATACGACGAGTACACCGCAGCATTTTATCCAAACGGTTACACAACTGACAACTACGGCAACTATATTGTTGTTCCAGCTAGCCACATGATGCTAAAAACTATCACGCTAAGTGACCAAGTTAGCTATCCATGGTTTGCTCCAGCAGGAACACGTCGTGGTGGTATTACCAACGCAACAGCAGTTGGTTATATCGACGCAGCCAGCGGTGAGTTCCAACAAGTTAGCTTGAACGAAGGTCAACGTAATACATTGTATGATATTAAAGTTAACCCAATTACATTCTTCAACGGTGTTGGCCTAGTTAACTATGGTCAGAAGACTCGTGCTAAAAACGCAAGTGCTTTAGATCGTATCAATGTAGCACGTTTGGTTGTATATCTACGTAGCCAGTTGAACAAACTAGCTAAGCCGTATGTATTTGAACCTAACGATAAGATTACACGTGACGAAATTAAACAAGCAGCAGAATCACTATTGCTTGAATTAGTCGGTCTACGTGCTATCTATGACTTTGCTGTAGTTTGTGATGAAACTAACAACACAAAAACTAGAATTGACAGAAATGAATTGTATCTTGACATTGCGATTGAGCCAGTAAAAGCAATCGAATTCATCTACATTCCATTACGTCTATTGAATACAGGAGAGCTAAAGGGATAAGTTAAAGTGGGGGTAATTCCTCACTTTACCTAAATGGTAAATACAATATCCGGAGCATAATAATATGGCAATTTCAACACTATCAAGATTTACAGTACCATTAGCAAGTGACGCAAGCTCAAGCTCGCAAGGCTTGTTAATGCCAAAACTAAAGTACAGATTCCGTGTACTTCTACAAGGTTTCGGTGCCAATGGCACAGTTACTACAGAATTAACAAAACAGGTTAAGGATGCAACTCGTCCTAAGGTTGCGTTTGAAGAAATCACCCTAGACGTTTACAACAGCAAGGTTTATTTGGCTGGTAAGCACACATGGGAAGCAATGACACTTACTCTACGTGATGATGCTTCAGGCAACGTTCAACGTCTAGTCGGTGAGCAACTACAGAAGCAATTAGACTTCTATGAGCAAGCTGGTGCAGCATCTGGACAAGATTACAAGTTTACAACTAAAATTGAAGTGATGGACGGCGGAAACGGTGCTCAGACTCCAAACATTTTAGAAACAATTGAAATGTATGGCTGTTTTGTTCAAGCCGCTGACTACGGTGATCTAAACTATGCAACTAACGAAGAAGCAACAGTTGCATTGACACTGCGCTACGATAACGCTATCCAATATAAAGGTGGTGTTGTTGACGGTATTGGTCGTACAATCGGCGCAAGAACACTTGGTACAGCTACTACAGGTGGCGGTAACATTTAATAACGTTTATGTTCTGGCAAGAACCCGAGTTTTTACTCGGGTTTTTTTATGAATAAATAATTGTATCGGAGACATCAATGGCCTCACCATTTACAAAATTTTTAACCGGCGTAGCACAAGGCATCACTAATCCCAAAGGTCAACTAGGTGATTGGCGTCATGCTGAACGACTGTATCTCGATGGTAACTATAGACTGGCTCCCCGCACTAAATTCTCCTACCATGTGGTATTTGAAATTGATCCCATGGCCATGCAAAGCCCAACTTTCAAGGGCAAGCACATTGGCGAAACAGAAATGTTGATCAAGACTGCGGACCTTCCTAAATTCACAATTGAAACTGTTACTAAAAATCAGTATAACCGTAAAAAAGTTGTGCAGAAAATGATCAGCTACGACCCAATTAATCTTACCTTGCATGATGATTCCGAAGGTGTAACCAATGCCATGTGGGCACTGTACTACGGCTATTATTACAGAGATCGTAATGTCCCACTAAATGCCTATTCTCCAAATCCTTATCTAGGAAACATGTATAGAAACGGTTTTGATAATGATGTCAGTGTACCATTCTTTAAAAGCATCAGCATCTATACAATGAGTCAGCGTAGATTCCTTGGCTACACACTAGTTAACCCAATGATCACTGCCTGGCAACACGGCCAGGTTAGTCAATCGGATTCACAAACACCAATGGAAAATACCATGACCATTGCCTACGAAAGTGTTATCTATTCCGGCGGCGCGGTTAAGAAAGGAACACCTAAAGGATTTGCAACATTACATTATGACAACTTACCAAGCCCATTAAGTATGGCAGGTGGCGGCACTGCAACACTAACTGGTCAAGGTGGTGTGTTGTCTGGATTAGAATCAGTGTTTGGTAGTGTTGCCGACGGAACAGCATTTAACAGTCCATTGGGATTCTTGTCAACTGCGGTCACTGCGGTCAACACCATGACTAATCTTAGAAATCTTACCAGTGCTGGTCTTAAGAATGAAGCAATTAATATTTTAACTAGTCCCGTTGGCATTGCCGGGGCAGTTGGCATTGTTGGCGGACTAGTTGGCTCAGTATTTCCTAAGAGCCAGAATACAAACGATAATCAAGATACAACCACTGCTACTGCCAAAGCAGTAACTGAACCAAGTACTCCCGGATATACAATGATACCATCTATTGGCCCCAACGGTGACATTATACAACGAGTAATTCCGGATGGAGTAACTAATGTAGGATGGTACGGATGAGCACAACTAAAACTAATTTACCTTGGGCAACTCCTAATGATAGTGCCGCTGGTACAAAATTATATTTTGATCAATACGGTCAAGTACCGCTGGTGTTTGCAGGCGCCGATGTCGATGCAGTTATTGGATTTTTTACCAGTAAGGGGTTTGGGGATCAGGCCGCACAGACCACGGGAATGGTTTTGTTAAAACAGGCAAAGATTGATTCAATGCCAGTCTTTAAATTATTAGATACATTGAAGAATTTTGAAGGTATACAATTATCTGCACTAGTTGGAGAAATATTAAATAACAACAGGTCCAACTCGTCTACATTAGGATTTAAAATTGCCAGTGTTGACAAATATAACCAAACAAGAAATATTGTACAGTAATGGCTAAATTCGCCCAGGGACGCTTCGATATGAAGAATCCCGACAAATATGTAGGAAAGAAAACTCCCTTGGCACGCAGTTCCTGGGAGTTTGTGTTTATGCGTATGCTTGATGAAAATCCCGGTGTATTAAATTGGGCAAGCGAAAGCATACAAATACCCTATCAGGATCCGTTAACTGGTAGATATACAATCTACGTTCCGGACTTCTTCATGGTGTATGCAGATAAAAATGGAAAAAAACATGCAGAAGTTATCGAAGTTAAACCCGCTAGTCAAACCTTTAGAGAGCAAGTTGGTAAGAGTAAGTACAACCAAGAGCAATATATCAAGAATCTTGCCAAATGGGAAGCAGCAACCGCTTGGTGCAAACAGCAAGGGCTCGTCTTCAGGGTCGTAAATGAGAATGATATTTTTCACCAAGGTGCCAAACGCTGATAAGTAGTTTTATGACAAAGAAACTAGAAACATTATTCAATCTTGACGATTCTACTCCAACTAAAGTAGAAGCAGTTCCTGTTGACAGCAAAGAAGATGTACGTAGTTTAGAACAGAGTTTTCAGGAAGTTGATAGAATATCCAAAAGTTTACCCAGTTTAGATGGCCTCGAAATGATGGGCGATCAGGAACTAGATAGACTAGCAGACAAGGCAGAAGCAGCCTATGATGACCTAATGGATCTAGGCATGAATGTAGAAGTGCGCTATAGTGGGCGTATATTCGAAGTAGCAGGCGGCATGCTGAAAAATGCTATTGACGCCAAAGCAGCCAAGTTTGATAAAAAGTTAAAAGTTGTTGATCTACAGTTAAAGAAACTTAAGATTGACCGTGATACTCCGGAAAGCGCCGGGGAAAACATCATTAATGGTGCGGGCTTTGTACACATTGACCGTAACGAATTAATGAAAAAACTGGGCGGAAAATAATAAATACAACTATGAAAACCCTAAAAGAATATCTCACCGAAAGCAAAAAGGTTTACCCTTTTAAAATTAAAATCGCATGTCCTATTCCTGAGGGCTTTGAAGCTAAATTTAAAGCCGCATTGGAAAAATACAGTGTTTGCAGATTTGAAAAGACTAAAACTACTCCTGTACAAGAAAGTCCAATGGATTTTCCAGAAGTAAAAAATGCATCTGTTACCATGTACGAAGTAGATCTGGACTATCCAATTATTAGTCCAGAAATTGTAAACATGTTAGTAGCTGATTTTGGCATGCATGAAGCACACATTCGCGTTCGTGGTGCTAATGAAGCAGATATTAATTATGATCCAAGTGCAAAAACTAATGCAAAGGCATTATTAGATACTCCGTATGAAAAAGGCGAAAAGTTTAAAAACTATTTTGGCGATGCATACAATAAGAGTTTCTTAAAAGATTTAGACAAAGCATCCAAGCAACGTAAAAAAGACCTAGGTCAGAAGGACGTTAAGGCAGGCGCAAAGGATGCAGGACCAGACTATGGAAGTAAAACTTCTAGTCCAGTAGGATCGCATCAAAACAAGCTGCCAGAAAACGAATAAGGAATCGTACTATGAACTTCAACGAATTATACAAGAAAATTTATGACCTAGACAAACCAGTTATTGCAGAATGTGGTGACATGGGTCAATGGACAGAAGGCGGCCAAATGCCTCCATCACACCCATCAATGAGTGTTAATTTAAATGCTCAAGGAATGGACAACATTGAAAGTCTATTAAAATTAATGACCAAAGTTAATCCTGATATGATTAGCCAGAAAGGTCCAGCAATGCCAGCATTGACTTCTGAACCGCACATTGCCAGCATCAGCTCAATGGGTGATAAACCAGAAATGTTGCCAGCTGTTACTGATGAACCAAATCATGATGCAACACACGATATTGACGGTGTTGACCTTGGTGGTGAAAAAGAGATAGGTATTGATATCGACGGCGACGGCAATGATGACATCGAACTAAGTACTGATCACGAATCTGAAGAAGATGAAATGGAAAAAGAAGGTGCATATGATGCATCTACGACTCCTGATCCAGAGTATCAAGACACTGACTTCATGGTCAACAAGTTGTCAGGTGGTTTAGGCCGTCAGCAGACCATGCACAAGCATAGTTACAAGCAAGGTGATAATCCAATGGGTATGGAGAGTGTTGAGTCAATTAGAGAAGGGTTGGCTAATCTGTATCAGCAATACAAAACCAAGTAATATTCAAGGACGTACATGAGTAAAAGCCTCGATGGCGTCTTAATTAAAAAGGCCCACGCCAAACAGAAATATACTTTAGAAGAGATTCAACATCTTGAAAAGTGTATGGATCCGGTAGATGGGCCTTTATATTTTTGTAAAACGTTTCTAAAGATTCAACACCCGGTTCGAGGTGCTATCCCCTTTGAGCCGTACGAATATCAAGAACGATTAATTCAATCGTATCATAATCACAAAGATAGCATTGCCATGTTACCGCGCCAGATGGGTAAAACTACTTGCGCTACTGGTTATCTGTTATGGTATACAATGTTTATACCAGAATGTCAAGTACTAATCGCTGCTCACAAATATGAAGGTGCGCAGGATATTATGAATCGTTACCGTTTTGGTTACGAAAATTTGCCGGACTTTATTCGTGCCGGTGTTTACTCATATAACAGAAATACTATCGAATACGATAATGGCGCACGTATTCAAGCAACTACCACAACAGAAAATACCGGTCGTGGTAAATCCCTTTCACTAATTTATTGTGATGAGTTTGCATTCGTACAACCGCCAGAAAAAGCCAAAGAATTCTGGACAGCATTAAGTCCTACGCTGTCAACAGGTGGTAAGTGTATGATTACATCGACACCAAACAGTGATGAAGATCAATTTGCTCTAATCTGGACAGAAGCTAATAGAAAGTTTGACGAACATGGAAACGAAACTGAGCTAGGTGTAAATGGATTCTTTCCTTTCTTTGCACACTGGAGTGAAAATCCTTTCCGTGACGAAGCATGGGCCAACGTTGAGCGTGCCAAAATTGGTGAAGAACGTTTCCGTCGTGAGTTTGATTGTGAATTCTTAATCTTCGACGAAACACTAATCAACACCATACACCTATCTGAAATGAAAGGTGTTGATCCTATTATGACTATGGGACAAACTCGTTGGTACAAAGAAATTGATCCCAAATGCACGTACCTTGTGGCATTAGATCCTAGTCTAGGTACAGGCGGTGACTATGCCGCTATTCAAGTATTTGAAATGCCCACAATGAAACAGGTGGCAGAATGGCGACATAATCTAACACCTATCCAATCTCAAGTTCGACATCTACGCGATATCACAAAATACATTAATGATCAGATGGTGGAAAAAGGTGGCGCTGGCAGTGCGTCTAATATCTATTACAGTGTTGAAAACAACTCAATTGGTGAAGCAGCACTGGTAGTCATTAAGGACCTTGGCGAAGAATCGATTAATGGGCTATTCCTAAGTGAGCCAATACGCAAGGGCCATATACGTAAATTCCGTAAGGGCTTTAACACCACACATCGCAGTAAGATTACAGCATGTTCTAAATTCAAGAGTCTAATTGAAACACGTAGAATGCAGATATACTCTAAACCCCTGTTGTCCGAATTAAAAACATTCGTAGCGCATGGTGTTGGATTTGGTGCAAAAACAGGCGAGCACGACGACCTAGTTATGGCCATGCTATTGTGCATACGTATGGCAGATGTACTAGCAGATTGGGATCCACAAATCTATGACAAAATGTCTGAAAGATTAACGGAAGAACAACTTCCAATGCCGTTCTTTAGTTCTGGATTTTAAATAAATATATTACCATGGAAAACACGATTAAATCAATTAGCACAGACCTATTCTACAAAATTCGAAGTAGATTTACAGGGCTAACACTAGGCGCACCCGACGGACAAGTGACTATCAATCCCGAGGAAGCGGCATTCTTCGACTTTGACTATATGCACGGTGAAACACCAATTGGGCATGTTAGTATTAGTCTTGCAGAAAACGGTAGCATGAAAGTTTACTACAGCGATAACCTAGCAGAAGATATGGATCCTGTACAAAAAAATGAATGGTACGATTTCTTAAAAGAATTACGTATGTTTGCAAAAAGTCGTCTACTGTCGTTTGACACTAGAGACATTGCCAAAGATAATCTAGATAAAAATGATTTTAAATTCCTAAGTCAGAACAACGCCCAAGTCGGAGAAAGTATTATGAGTGAAGCAGCAATGTACGGTACAAATAAAACCAGTTTTCAGAAACTTGAAAACACACGGTTAATTATTAAACATAAAAATGCACTACCAGAAGAAATGACTCCTGGTGCTAGAAGCAGAAACATCTCAGCATTGTTTGTTGAGAACGGTGACGGGGAGCGTTTTAAATATCCTTTCATCCACTTGGCAGGTGCCCGTGCCATGCAACGTCACGTGGCCAATGGTGGCGCACCATATGACGACATAGGCAAGAGCATTGTAGGCATGAGTGAAGAAATTGCTCAATTAAGAAGTTTTAGTAATTATGTTGTGCGTAACGATCTAATGAATAGCGATACAAATGGTATCGTTGAACGCAGTCAAGGCCACTTAAACAAGCTACGCGAAACCCTAGCTAAGTTAGCAAAACAAAGCCACTACCAAGCATACAAAGAGTCTTTCCAGGCAAACATTCAAGAAGAAATTCCAGAAGATGTAATCGCTGATTACACAGACAAATTTACAGTTAAGAATTTCAAAGAGGACATTGCATCTGTATTTCCAGTGATCTACAGACTCATGAAAGAAGCGTCCGACGTAGGCTACGACGACATAGTCGCCATGACATCTACTGAACAAATGAATTCTGAAGAGATAGAAGAAGATATTGAAGTCACTGATTTTGACAAGTTTGAATCATGGGTAATGGGACTAGGTGAAACTAGTGCTATCCAAGACCCAGAACAACGCGATGCCGCTATTAGACAATTACAGCCGTTAGTTAGCGAAGCATTCCCAGCGGGTGACGATGGACTTAATGCCATCCAGAGTTTAAAAGGCATTATTAATGATCCTATTCTAGAAAAAGAAATTAAACTAGAAGTAGAAAAAAGCAAAGATTCTACATATGATGTAAGAGGCTTAGTACACACATGGCTTGAAGAACATGCCCCCGATGTCCTACAAGAATTAGATTTTGGTGATTACTCACCAGAAGAGCAAGGTGAGACGCCGGCGACTGCCCCAGGAGGTGATATAACAGCGCCAGAAGCACCAGCGGCCGTACCAGCGGCAGCAGCAGAAGTTCCGCAAGAAAGCATGGGCGAAGAGCCAGGTCCTGTGGATGTTAAAAAGTTAGCGGAGTTTATTAAATCGCATTATGATCACTCATCTAATACATTTGCAACTCCGCCAGAACGTATTGCGATCATGGTAGGTAAGAAATTTGGTGAGCAAGCTGAACAAGCGACTCGCTCTTGGTGTGAAAAACTTGCACCAGCACAGGCAGTTGAGAATCCAGAGATACAAGAACTAGCACGTATTAAAGCACTATCAGGCATGTAAAATTAAAAACTTAAAGATTGGGCACTTTGGTGCCTTTTCTTTTGACTAGGTGTAAACGTTTCCTTGAGCTACAGCGTTATATATGTACACAGGAAGGTTCTTGTGTATAACCTAAAGGAAACTTTAAAATGAAATTAATCGCAACTCTAATCGCAACTTTGGTTGCTGCAACTGCTTTCGCTACAGAACCAGCTAAGGCTCCGGCTACACCAGCTGCCGCTCCTGCTGTAACCGCTTCACCTGCACCTAACAAGACTGCAAAAGTAGAAAAGAAAGCCGAGGCCACTAAAAGCGAAGCAGCCAAGCCTGCAACGAAAGTCGAACCAAAAGCTGAAGTTAAAGCCTCAGTCGCTAAGTAATCTAGATGACAATGATGACCTCATAATAGACGATGAGGTCACATTTGGTCGTAATCGACAAGCTGATAAGTTTGGTAAAGTAGTACACGAAGACGATGATGCTCCGTTGAGTGACTATGTTATGAATAGATTGGCTCAAGCTAGAGAACTAGCAATGGCAGCATATAGAAAAGCCCAAGCGTGAAAGCGTTAGGGCTTTTTTATTGGTAGAAATATATTCAGATTTAGATAGCATTATCATTGACTTTACTAAATAGAAAGCGCATACTACATATGTGCATTAGGCATAACACATTTTTATTTAAGGCTATAGGAGGCATACAAAAATGGCATCACTCGCAGAAATCCGTGCTAAACTTCAACAAGCACAAACCGGTAAATCCGGCGAATCAAAAGGTGGCGACAACGCTATCTATCCACACTGGAACATGGACGAAAACAAAGAAGCAGTAGTCCGCTTTCTTCCAGACAAAGATCCAAACAACACATTCTTCTGGGCTGAACGAGCCATGATCAAACTTCCGTTCGCGGGCGTTAAAGGTCAGACCGATTCACGTCCAGTGCAGGTACAAGTACCTTGCGTTGAAATGTGGAATGAAACTTGTCCAATCCTCAGCGAAGTTCGCGGTTGGTTTAAAGACAAGAGTCTAGAAGAGATGGGTCGTAAGTATTGGAAAAAGCGTAGTTATGTATTCCAAGGTTTCATCGTTGATGATCCATTGAAAGAAGACAACGCACCAGCAAACCCTATCCGTAGATTTATTATCGGACCTCAGATTTATCAGATCATCCGTTCAGCATTGATGGATCCAGAGTTGGAAGAATTGCCAACAGACTTCTTGCGTGGTGTTGATTTCCGTATTGCTAAAACTAGCAAAGGCGGATATGCTGACTACTCTACTAGTAAGTGGAGCCGTCGTGAACGTGCATTGAGCGATATTGAACAGCAGGCAATTGCTGAACATGGCTTGTTTAACCTGATGGACTTCTTGCCTAAGAAGCCTACAGATGTTGAATTGAAAGTTATGAAAGAAATGTTCGAAGCATCAGTTGACGGCGAAGCATATGACCTAGATCGTTGGGGTCAATACTTCAAGCCAGCAGGATTGGGTTCAGCAACTGGTGATCCAGTTGGTCGTAGCGGCTCAGCATCTACTGCTGGTGCGGCTCGTACTGTAGCGCCAACAGCAGCTCCAGTTGACGACGAATATGACGAACCAGTAGTAGCAAAAGCAGCCCCAGCGGCAGCGCCTAGTGCTCCGGCAGGTGACGGTCAAGCAAGTCGTGCGCAAGACATTCTTGCAATGATTCGCAATCGTAACAAGTCAGAGTAATTGACTTAAAAGTGTGGGGGTTCTCCCCACACTTCTTTCACACTAGGGATCTATTATGACAAAAGCATTTGATATTACAAAATTTAGAAAGACCCTAACCAAATCAATTGAAGGGTTAGGTGTTGGATTTAATGATCCAACAGATTGGGTGAGTACTGGCAATTATGCCTTGAACTATCTTATCAGCGGAGACTTTAACAAAGGTGTTCCACTTGGTAAGGTAACAGTATTAGCAGGTGAGTCTGGTGCAGGTAAATCGTATATCTGCTCAGGTAACTTGATTAAACATGCTCAAGAACAAGGAATTTATGTTGTACTTGTTGATAGCGAAAACGCTCTAGATGAAGCATGGCTCAAGGCATTGGGCGTTGATACTAGTGAAGACAAGTTGTTAAAACTTAACATGGCTATGATCGATGACGTTGCTCGTACTATTAGTGAGTTCATGAAAGAATACAAATTGATGCCGGAGGAAACTCGTCCTAAGGTTATGTTTGTGATTGATTCATTGGGTATGTTGTTGACTCCTACAGACGTTAATCAGTTTGAAGCAGGCGAAATGAAAGGTGACATGGGCCGTAAGCCTAAGGCATTGACCAGTCTTGTTCGTAACTGTGTAAACATGTTTGGTAGTTACAATGTAGGTATGGTTTGTACAAATCACACTTACGCAAGTCAAGATATGTTCGATCCAGATGATAAAATTTCAGGTGGTCAAGGTTTCATCTATGCTAGCAGTATTGTTATTGCCATGCGTAAGTTAAAGTTAAAAACAGACGCAGACGGTAACAAGACTACAACTGTTAACGGTATTCGTGCAGCCTGTAAGATTATGAAAACTCGTTACGCAAAGCCTTTTGAAAGTGTACAAGTTGAAATTCCATATGAAACAGGTATGAGTCCGTATAGCGGATTAGTCGACTTGTTTGAAGCTAAAGGGATGCTTAAGAAAGAAGGTAACAGTCTTGTCTACACTACAGCAGATGGCGAAATTATCAAACAGTTCCGTAAAGCATGGGAAAAGAACGAGAAAGACGGTCTTACTATCATGATGGACGAGATTGTTAAGTTTGGTGAAAAAACACCTGTTGAGATAACTATTACTGACGGAGAAACGGAGGTCGCATAATGAAAGAAGATTTGATTGCAGATATTTGGAATACATTTATTGAACACGTACCTGAAAAGGCCAAGAAAGATATTGCATATGATTTTATCAATGTCCTACTTGATAACGGAGTAAAAGAATCTGTTCTAGAAGGACTTATTGGCGTTGACAGTCATCTTGATGCTGCTATTGAGTATGCAATTGACGGCAGTGACGCAGAAGAAGAAGAAGATTTAGACTATTACGAAGACGAAGATTAATCATGTGGTATAACAAGGTATCCAAGGATATTTCTCATATTCCAGATGCCGTGGCATATTATGAGGCCGAATTATTGGCAGCAAAAAGTGATACTCGCATAGCGGGAAATATAGAAAAAGCCGCTGCCAGTATGCCCGGTATTGTGGAACAGAGATTTAATCAACTACAAGAGATTGAAGCAATTCTTGAATATCTTAACATTGAATTACGTCGACTTCGTAGTCAACATTTTAGAAAATATCTAGAAAACTATCAACGTGCATTGAGCAGTCGAGACGTTGATAGGTTTGTTGAAGGCGAAGCAGATGTGGTAGATTTTGAAAAGATTATCAATGAATTTGCTCTACTACGCAACAAATGGTTAGGCATTGTAAAAGGTCTAGACGTCAAACAATGGCAACTTTCTAATGTGATTAAACTCAGAACAGCGGGAATGGAAGATGCAACTCTGTAAATATTGCTATGAGAAAAATAGTTTTAGCTACAGGCGGATTTGATCCGATCCACTCCGGTCACATTGCCTATCTACAGGCAGCAAAGAAGTTAGGAGATGTCTTAATTGTTGGAATAAACTCTGATGAATGGCTTACCCGTAAAAAAGGTAGGCCATTCTTACCTTGGGAAGAACGTGCCACTATTGTAGGCGGATTGAAAGATATCACACAAGTAATAAACTTCGATGACAGTGACAATTCTGCTAAAGATGCAATACGCAAGCTACGAGCAATATATCCCAACGAACAGATTGTCTTTGCCAATGGCGGGGATAGGACACAAGAAAATATTCCAGAAATGGATTTGTTAAACGAATATCTTAACCTAGAATTTGTATTTGGCGTTGGTGGTGAAAACAAAGCTAACAGTTCAAGTTGGATTTTAGAAGAGTGGAAAAGCCCCAAAACTATTCGGCCGTGGGGTTATTATCGTGTTCTACACACTCATAACAATACTGTCAAGGTAAAAGAACTTACGGTTGATCCCGGTAAGAGTCTAAGTATGCAACGTCATGCTAATCGTACTGAACTTTGGTTTATTGCCGAAGGCGAAGCAGGACTTAATTGGGACTTCGGTGGCGAACGTATAAAACGTTTTAAACAAGAAACAATACTTACAGGTGAATGGCATCAATTACATAATCCAACAACTGTGCCGTTACATGTAATTGAAATTCAATACGGAACTGAGTGTACTGAAGAGGACATTGAAAGAAAATGATTCCAGTATTCATCGGCTATGATCCAAGAGAAGCGATTGCCTATCATGTGTGTTCCAACAGTATTATTAGACACACATCTACACCAGTTAGTATCACGGCATTGGCATTAAACACAATTAAAGAATATCAAGAAACACACACTGACGGCAGCAATCAGTTTATCTATAGTCGCTTTCTAGTACCACACCTAATGAACTATCAAGGGTGGGCAATCTTCATAGACGGTGACATGATCCTACGTGATGATATCACTAAATTATGGGAGCTACGTGATGAAACAAAAGCAGTTATGGTGGTTAAACACAACTACGAAACTAGAATGTCTGAAAAATACCTTGGGGCAAAAAATGACAACTACCCTCGAAAGAATTGGTCAAGCGTCATCTTATGGAATTGCGGGCATCCCGCTAATGCTGCCGTCACACCTGGATTTGTACAGTCAGCAACTGGAGCACAGGTACATAGATTCACGTGGCTTACAGATGATTTAATTGGCGAATTACCCAATGAATGGAATTGGCTTGATATTGAGTATGAATGGAATCCTTTGGCAAAATTAGTACACTTTACTCTTGGTACACCGTGCTTTCATGAGTTTGCTGATCAGGGAGACTTTGCTGATGAATGGCATCGTGAGAGAATTTACACCGAATACTGTCTACAGCGTAGTTTATGATTTTTTTGAGTAAAAATGGTAAAGATGAGTACATCAACATGTTTGCCAAGGGGAGTGGTACACATTCGATCTCTACTGAAGATTTTGATTATTTGACCTCAACTGACCCGATTGTACTTCGAGGAATCCTCAAACATAAGATAATGAAACAGTGTTGGGAGGATGGTAGAGATTTCTACTATGTTGACACTGGCTACTTTGGAAATGAGCAAAATTCTGCCAATCCTAATGGTTGGAAATACTGGCATCGAATTGTAAAAAATAATTTACAGCATGGAGAAATTGTTGCTCGTCCTGATGATCGCTTCAAACAGTTCAATAAAACTTTTCAACCTTGGAAGAAAACAGGACGTGCAATCATGGTTGCAGCACCTGACGAAAAACCATGTAAATTTTACGGAATTGACAAAAATCAGTGGGTCAGCGACACTGTAAACAAAATTAAAAAACACACTGACCGACCAGTTGTTGTCCGTGAACGTGCTCCTAACCGCATTGACCGAACAGTCAATGACACACTTCAACAGGCTCTAGACAGGGATATTTTTGCACTGGTAACTTACAACAGTGTGGCCGCAATTGAGGCAATTTTTCATGGAATTCCGGCATTTACCATGGCCCCGGTCAATGCCGCAAGTCCGGTGTCACTGCAAGACTTGAGTCTGATAGACACTCCTTACTATGCAGACAGTGATAAATTATATGCATGGGCCTGTCATCTTGCCTACGGACAGTTCCATGTTAACGAAATGAAATCAGGCAAGGTTTTTGACATAATTAACCAATGAAAAACCTTGCCATCTACCATAAATCTGTCCCCAACGGACGGAACGAAGAAAAAATAAATTTATTAAAATACTTCTCGCAAGGTGCAAAAGCAGTAGGGGATAAGGTGATTGACGTTGACGATTACAACTATATCCCAACTGATGTTGCAGTTATTCAGGGGTGGGTAGCTCCTGGCTCTAGCACTGGTCAAAACGTAATTTTAAGAAATAATGTGGTACAATCACAAGCTGTCAATAACAATTATACTATTGCAGTTGACAGTAATTTATTTCTTTATGCAAACACGGTTAATCCATTACACTATCTACGCTACAGTTTTAATGGAGTGTTTCCTAACACAGGAATTTATTGCGACACACCCGTTGATCCGTCTCGTTGGAAACAAATTAGTAGAGATTTAGGTATTTCTTTAAAAGATTATAGAACATCAGGAAATCATATTTTGTTATGTCTACAACGAAACGGTGGCTGGTCAATGGATGGCGTAGATGTACAATTTTGGGCTGAAAATACAATTCAATTAATTAGAAAATTTACTGATCGTACAATTGTTGTTCGCCTTCACCCGGGGGATAAACGTACAAAACTTATGATAGAATCTCCAAGGTATTACGGTCCTATACGTTTTTCAGAAAAAGTAATATTGAGTAAAAATGTAAATCTTGTAGACGATTTAAAAGATTGTTGGGCAGCGGTAAATTATAATTCCAGTCCTTTGGTAGCCGCAGCGATCGAAGGAATACCGGTATTTGTTCTTGATGCTGAACGTAGTCAATGTAAAGATATTGCCAATACAAATATTACACAAATAGAAAACCCACAGATGCCTGATAGACAACAGTGGGTTGAACGACTAGCAATGAGTCATTGGAAGTTTGATGAATTACAAGCAGGCGACTGTTGGAATCATATGAGATCTTATATTTGAAAAACAATATCAGTGTAAACACGACCAACAACTTTATAACCAAACTGACTTAGAAAATCAATAACATCAGCATCGGTATAGTTAAATTTTATATTGTTGTCAACTGATTCTAAAATAATTGTTGGCTTGCATCTTGCTATAGTTTTTGCAGCTCCCCTTAGTGCAAACAACTCGTAACCTTCAATGTCGAGATGAATCAAGTCACATGTGTCTAAATTTAAACTATCAATAGTGATCATGGTAGTATGTTTATGTTTACTGTCAACATCAACACTATGTCGCCCAACATTTCTTCTTCCTCTCATGCCTACTAGTTTAGTTTCTTCTCCTAAACAATGCTGAAAAGATAACACATTTTTTGATAGAATATTTTTATTAAGACAATAAAAATTTAACTCGTCTGGTTCGAAAGTATACACTGTTTCGAATATATCTGCATAAGGTCTAACATAAAAACCGCAGTTACCACCTGCTTGAATTATCACCTTTTTATTTTTTACAAATTCAAAACATTTTACAGGAACATCTGAATATTGATTTAAGTATTGCCAACAACCAATATCTGATTTTGGCCAATACCATCCGTCTCTAATTTCAATTAATTGTTCCATATTTCTACATTGGTTGTTAACGATTTCTTTCCGTCTTTCTTAACCAAGGCAATGCCCATTACATGATTATGAATTTCAATTTTTAAAATATGTTGGTTTATTGCATTATCTGCAGGTAGGTAGGTATTACTAAACGTGTCTAATAACTTCTGTGCAGCCTGTGGTTTAATTGCATATCCACAACAACCCGGCATTGATGATTGTGTGTATTCCACTGATGCAGGTTCACCTGCAGGAGATGTTAGTAAGTTCATATATCGTTCACTCTTTGTCTGGTGCCCTAGTGCAAGGATCAATACATCACTCCATTCTACTGGAATATAAGATCGTGTTAGTACAATGTCATCTTCCCAAATAATAATAGATTCATTAAGTTCTACACATTTTTTCCATAATCTATAGTGACTATAGAAACAGCCTTTCACTCCTGGTTTTATTACTTTTTTAAAACTAGCATGCGACTCATCTATTGGAACATCTGGACCTTTAATTCCCCAGGAATGCACTATTCGACTCTCTTGGTCCATTTGTTTAACTGCATCGTTGCCGTAGGTTCCCTCGAACAGCTCAACTGGCATGTTGAAATCTTCCAGTTGCAATTTTAATGCTAGTGCTGTTTTTGTAGAAGATTCAAACTTTGGCAAATATATAATAAAACTTTTCATTGCCAATACGCTTCGGTTCTTTGAACTTTTAAATCAGTTGACTTGCTACGACCTAGTGTTTTTCTATCACCCTTTAGGTGATCTAAGTATGCGCCCCACTCTGAATTTATTAATGGATGACCTTCACCACGAATAATTCCTGCACTCCAATTTAATTCAATTAACGCCATACTACGTTTAACCTCATCAAATACAAAACTGTCATGCCATTCTTCAAGTGTGAAAATTCCCTGTTCAGCATGATCATACATACGTTGAAAGTTTTCTAGAAATTTAGTAATCATTGCACTGCGTAAATTCATTGCATATAATCCACATTCCGTATACTTGCCCTCACGTCCAAGGAAACACAATTCTTTATCTCGTGGAATTAGTCGAGATAGCTGCTCTATAGAAATAGGACTATGACAAATTGTATCAGCATCCATCCACAATAACGTATCACTATTACATTTCTTTGCACAATCAAATATTGCATATACTTTATGAGCAAATCTAATAGCATCCCATTTAAAACTCTTTTTAGAATCTAATCGTATTGACCTAGTTATGTCGCCACTAATGTCACCGTTAGCCTTTGGTACATCTTTCCATTTATGTTTAAATGCAACCAACGCAGGACTTGCCTGATGAAGATCAATTACTATTAAATTTGGAGCACTTTCAATTACTGTGCAATCTTCTGCATAGGCATACAACGTGACTTCGGCTGGCCAGGTTGCTAAAAATGTCTGTATCATTTTCTGAGCATATCTGTCGTAACCTGCTTGATTGAAAGTTGTGATAACTGATAGATTCATGGTTAAATATTAAGTGAGTATATTATTTAACTGATGAAAATTTCCTACTTCCCTAATCAGGCGGCACTTAATTCGCCCCCTATAATGACAGCCTTCCTTAACAGTTGTAGAGCACAAGGTTGGGAAGTTGTGCAAAATAGTCTTGATGCCGATGCTGTGGTAATTTGGTCTGTACTGTGGGCTGGACGTATGCGGGCCAATCAACAGGTATACGAGCATTATAGAAAATTTAATAAACCTGTATTCATTTTAGAAGTAGGTAATCTTATACGTGGAACCACTTGGCGAGTAGCAGTAAACAATGTAAATGGAGTGGGTATATTTGGCGAATCATCTAGACCTAACTCGTTAAACATAAAATTAACAAATCGCACACATTACGGTGACTCAATTTTAATAGCCTGTCAACGAGGTGACAGTTTACAATGGAATGGCCAACCCGACGTCAATAATTGGGTCAACAATGTTATTGCAAAATTACGTGAATATACACAGCGCCCAATTGTAGTTAGACCACATCCTAGATTTCCTATAACAGGTTTATCCGATAACATAATCGTAGAGCAACCACAAGCAATCCCGGCTAGTTATGACGGATGGGATTTAGATTATCAAAAATATCATTGTGTGGTAAATCATAACAGTGGACCAAGTGTTCAAGCAGTGATTAATGATGTTCCTGTTATTTGCGATGCTAGTAGTTTAGCTGCACCCATGAATATTGCCTACAGTGAAATTGAAAATCCGCCACCTAAAGATCGACAAGAATGGTTCAACGATCTATGCCAAAAAGAATACCTCATTGAAGAAATTGCTGCCGGTGTTCCTTTAATAAAATTACAAAAAGTCTTGTTTTCTTAGAACAGAGACTGTATTATAGTATAATGCAGACGCCATTATATATTGAAGACCTTATTGAAAAGCTATATGCCAAGGTAGTAAACTGCGAGATTCGTGTTCAACATCAAGACATTGGACCATTATCCAGTTTTCATACCGCTATTAACGATAGCAAGTTACTCACACGCAAACAAGGCTTGTTCATTATTCAACTGCTGAAGAAATACAAAGGCACATTCACTGATATTAGTATCGAGCCGTTACTAGTGTCACCTGTTTGGAAAAATGAATTTCGTGTAATTGACACCACCAAGCACTTATTTCTAGATGAAGATAGTGAAGGTCATACACATCTTAATATTAAATTTCCATATTCGTTTAAAGATATATTTGCCAAAGAGTTTTTTACCAATGGCAAGGATCCGTCACGTTGGGATCCTAATACGCTAGCTCGGCGAGTAAAAATAAGCAAGATAAATTTAGTCTATCTTGTAGAACAGGCACAGCGTCATGGATTTACCATTGATGACACTGTCATGGATGCCGTTGCCTATGTTGAAGAATTATGGACTAGAGAACATGATTTGTTACCTTATTCTGTTATTGAAAACGGCGAGGTGTTACTAGTCAATGGCAACGAATATGCAGATGCTTATTGGGATTCTCATAAGCGAGGGGAGATAGCACACGATTTATTTCTTGCCAAACAAATGGGATTCTTATTAAAAGGCACAGTAATAGACAGTGCATATAAGAAAATAGCATCAACCAGTGACACTGAATTTTGGATAAAAAAGACTGAAGATTTTTATGGTCTAGTGGATAAATTAAATGTATGGCCTGTAGTTATTATTTTAGATCGTACACCCGAACCTAAAGATTGGGTTAAAAAATTTGTCAACGAATTTAACTTTACAAATTTTAAAAAAGAAGATATCCGTGTTTGTTTTAGACCCACTAATACCGAAAAAGGTGGACCTGAATTCAATGAATGGATTAAAGAAAATAATCTTAACAAGCCAGTTGCTAGTGGAAAGATTTTTATTTGTCAAGTAAAACCCCAGAAGTGGATGTTTGAAAAAACATTTAAAATTGAGTTACTTGCAAGTAATTCAATATATCCCAGTACCAATAATATTACCGCAGCATTGATGTCAAGTCATCCTACTATGATTTATTTCGATGAAATTAAGCCATCAGCTAAAAGGAATACAACAATTGTCAGTTTGTAAATTAATTATTAAAGACGAAGTAAACGTCAAGTACGAAGGTCTCAGTGTAGAGACTAGACGCAAACTGGCCAACAAGTTCAAGTACGAAGTGCCTTGGGCACGTTATCAACCATCTTATAGACTAGGTCGCTGGGATGGCACAGTTGCCTTCTTTGGTATTGGCGGTACTGGTTATATGTGTCATCTTGAAGAATGTGTTAACATCATTACCAATGAAGGTTACGAAATAGAAGTAGAAGATCTACGCACATCTATTAAATTAGAGTTCAATCAAGTAACAGAAAGCTACTGGGCAGACATGGGCAAGACCTGGCCCAAGGGTCATCCGGCAGAAGGACAGCCTATCATGCTACGTGACTATCAGTATGATGCTGTTAACAAGTTTCTAGAAAATCCACAATGTCTACAAGAAATTGCCACAGGTGCTGGCAAGACAATTACCACAGCAACCTTGAGCCACTTGTGTGAAAAATATGGTCGCACAATCACAATTGTTCCAAATAAATCACTAGTAGAACAAACTGAAGAAGATTTTGTTAACCTTGGATTAGACGTAGGTGTTTACTATGGCGACCGTAAGGATCTTAACAAAACGCATACAATTTGTACTTGGCAAAGTTTAAACGTTATGGACAAGAAAAGTAAAGATAACGATGACCTAATGAAGTTGTCGGAATTTTTCCATGATGTTGTGGCAATTATTGTCGACGAAGTTCACCAGGCAAAAGCAGATGTCTTAAAGAATATCCTAACAGGCGATCTTGCTAACTGTCCAATTCGTTGGGGTCTAACAGGAACAGTGCCTAAAGAAAAGTTTGAGTTTGCCAGCATCTATGCAAGTCTTGGACCTGTGGTAAATCGCATCAGTGCCCATGAATTGCAGAGTAAAGATGTACTGGCACAATGTCACGTTGAAGTGCTACAGACAATTGAAATTAAAGAATTTAGAAGCTACCCAGAAGAATTAAAATATCTAACTACAGATGTTGATCGTATTGATTGGATGGCTAAAAAGATTCAAGACATTGCCAAGAGTGGCAATACTCTTGTATTAATCGATAGAATTGAAACTGGAAATATGCTAAGTGAGCGTATTGAAGGAGCAGATTTTGTCAGCGGTGCAGTTAAAACAAAAGACAGAAAAGAGACATACGATGAAATTAAAACAAGTAGTAATAATATTATTGTGGCGACTTATGGTGTGGCCGCTGTGGGCATTAATATTCCTAGGATCTTTAATTTGGTTCTTGTGGAACCCGGAAAGAGCTTTACTCGCGTTATCCAAAGTATTGGACGAGGCGTTAGGAAAGCTGAAGACAAAGACTTCGTACAAATCTGGGATATCACTGGGGGGACAAAATATGCGAAACGACACTTAACAGAACGTAAAAAGTTTTACAAGGATGCAAAATATCCTTTTTCAATAACCAAGGTAACTATATGAGAATTTTAACCCTAAACAACGAGTCGTTTGACTTAAATGATCTACCGGAAGATGTAGATGAAGACACCAGATATAGTGTACTTGACAACAGTAATCCTAACGATCCTGATTTCTTTTTCATGCCGTTGATATTCCTCGAATCATTTAACAGTCCGGCAATTGTATTAAGCATTGGTGGCAACGAAGTGCAAATGCCCTTAGATTGGTGCATGGTAGTAGGAGATAAAGACTGCGGCCTAGACCCGGAAGTACTGCCACTAACCAGTATTAATGATCGAGGGTTTGATGCATTTGTGTTTAATCCAATTAAAGGATTTAGAGCAGAATATTTGCCAATTGAAATTGTTAATATCTATCAAGATGTTAAATGGTACTTCCCTAAGATGAAAAACGGGCAGTTATTAACTGTTCCTATTGCTGAAGGACATAATCCACTATGTGCATATTTTGTCAAAGAAGTCACACGTCAAAGTGAAGTACTACAGTTACACAAGGTAATCTAAATGGGCGGGCTTACTCCGGGCGCAACACTGATTTATGAGAGAGTAGGCGATACTGTCTATTCAAGAGAAGTTGGGTCGGATCCTAAAACAAGAATAGAAGTAGGATATGACTATAAGAATTACGATCCAAGAACTTCCGACGGTAGATCGTTACACAATCAGATAATGGAAGACAAGCTCTGGGGTGAGATTCGAAGAGATGCAAAGGATATTCCTGCCTTGCAAGCGGCCTTAGAACGTGCTATACTAATATATCATTTAAGCAAAGATAAACCCAATGAGTGAAAAGATACCACTAAAAGAAATTATAACCGCAGTAGATCAAAATGTTCGCGAACTATGGGACCTTGCTGATGAAACGCAACGCAAGGCAATGAAACAAGAATTCTTTATTCTTAACAGATACATTAGTAGTGCCAAAGCCAGTCGAGAAGTACAGGAACATTTTGTATTAACTGTAAACGAATACTTCAATAAAAATTGGAATGATTTACAACAACATCCTAAATTGTTGTGGAGACTCTTGTGTCTATGTAGTCATGAATCAGGCAAGACGTTCTATCACGAATGGATTAAACTTGAACGTAAGGCACAGCAAGGTGGTAAGAAAATGAAATTCTTACAGACCATTTATCCAGCATATAAACTCGATGACTTGAATGTACTTGCATCTATGTACACAGATAAAGACATTAAACAATTAGCAAAAGATCATGGTTGGGATGACAAGCAAATTAAAGAACTCTAATTTTACCTGTGCATACTGCAATAAACCATTTGTTAAAGAAAAAACATTAATGGTGCATGTATGTGAACCCAAACGCCGCCACATGAGTAAAAACGAGAAACATGTAATTGCAGCCATGATGGCATTTCAGAAGTTCTATGAAATTGCACAACGCAGTAACAAAAAGAAAACGTTTGACGATTTTGTTGAAAGTCCTTATTATAATGCGTTTGTAAAATTTGGTAGTTTTGTGTCTAATGCTAATCCTATCTATCCAGAACGATTTGTTGAATGGGTAATTAAGAGCGGTGTTAAGTTAGACCACTGGTGTAGAGATGCTCTGTATGATCAATATCTAATGGAGTTGATTAAAGAGGAACCTGCAGATGGTGCAATACAACGCACTATTAAAACTATGATGGAATGGGCAGATGAAAACAAATCCACATGGGAGCACTATTTTTTATATGTAAATTTAAATAGAGCAGTTAAACATATCAAGGATGGTTTAATTAGTCCATGGATTATTTTAAATTGTGCTAGCGGCAAAAATATGCTAAAATCAATGAATGATGAACAGTTGGAAATAATAACTCCTATGTTAGATTTACCATATTGGACAAGACGATTTAAGGCATTACCCGGTGATGTTGAGTTGGTTAAAGAAGTATTACAGGAAGCAAAGGTACAATAATGTCTAAAAGAAAAGCAAAAGAAGTAGTTGAAGAAATCAAAGACACAGACGAACTTGCAGAGAATGAAGAGTTTATTTCTGACGACGACATAGATATTGAAGTGTTTGTTGACGAAACAGACAATACAGTAACAGTAAAGTTTAGCGGATTTGAAGACGAAGAAGACTCAGAAGAGTATGCTGAGTTCCTTGCAGAAACATTACCCTTACTATTATTTGAAACAACTAGAGTACAATAATGCCAGATATTGATATAGACTTTGCAGATAGGACAAAGGCCTTAGCTCTATTTGAGCACGTTAAAGCCAGTCGTCTTGAGGATGGAAAATTAGTGCCTCATAACACAGGCGTGTATTTTCATACTGTTCCAGTTAATGCAAAAACTAATCTATCGGCAGTTCCGTATGAAGCCGCCGATGAAGCTGGTTATTTTAAAATAGATTTTCTTAATGTGAGCCTATATAAAGACATACGTGATGAGGCACATCTAATCCAGTTGATGAATACCGATCCACTATGGGATCTACTTGAGCAAGATGATTTTGTTAATCTGTTATTTCACGTCAACGGCCACGGTTCTATTCTAAGAAAAGTAAAACCAACATCCGTGGAACAATTGGCAGCAGTATTGGCAATGATTCGTCCAGCAAAGAGATATCTAATAGGAAAAGATTGGGCAACAGTAGAAGCAGAGATATGGACAAAGCCCAAACATGAACATGAATACTATTTTAAGAAAGCTCATGCAGTTGCCTATGCAGTGGCAATCACTGTGCAGATGAATTTAATCTGCGAGCAAATTAGTTACGGATTTAGTTAATCTTTAGTACGACGAACTAGTGTAATTGATCGTCTTTTTACACGTTTAACAATTATATCATTTAGGCTAGTAACAGGCCCAAATAATACCTTTACATCCTTGCTGGATAAGTTCTTAATTATATACTTGAAATTGTACATTTCCTTAGCAAGGAATATGTTAATGGGAATCATTCGATTAGATTCCCACCACCAAATATCTCCCATCTCTAGAAATCGTGTTTTTTCTTCTTCTGTTTTAAGGGCACTATAGTCGTACATGCTCGTAACTTGGGAATCTTGGTTTATTATTATGCCCACGTATTCGTGCTCAACGTAGCTGAGTACCGTGATAAAGGGGAAATTTTGTTGTAGGTTGTCGCTTATTCTCATTCGATAAATACCCTAAAGGGCCTGTGTCATGCAATTAAATCCAAGTTATTTATATTCCAATCGAGTCGACGTGTATACAAATCTAGGCACCTGGACTACAGCGAGGTATCGAAAAGTGTATCAACGAAATCTAAAATTATATCGCGGAGTTGACAACCGTCTTGATTTTCAAATTAAGAACGGCGATGAGCGCCCACAACCTATTTCAAACTTAACGGTTGTATTTAATATCGTAGGAGTTGAATCGAATGAACTATTGGTCCAACAAGATTGTACAATTCATGATGCCGCATTGGGCAGATTCTTCGCCATGGTAGACGAAGAAGCAATGGAACAAATTACCCCAGGACACTATCACTATAGTCTCTACTCTGTTGATGCAAATGGTGTTAAGTCTCCAATGTATTCGGATAGTCAATACGGAGTTGTTGGTACTATCGATGTTATTGGCGATGCGTATGGCGGGCCAAAACTCAGCGAGCAGCCGGACAATGTGTTCACCGCAGTGGATGCAAAACCACAATTTAACTCAAATGCAGGACTACATACCTTTGCATTTTATACAACCAACTTCACCGGTGATATCACTATCGAAGGATCGTTAGATGAAAACTTAGGATCTTGGGTAAATGTTGATACACTAACATTGAATAACACCCCGGTAAGTTATCTAAATGTAACTGGTGTTTGGTCCAGATTACGAGTAAAACAATTGACAAATAATACAGGAACACTTGACAAAGTATTATACAGATATTAAACTGTATGTATGACCTCAGTTGTTGACCTATTCCAGAAGAACTTACCGCCACGTGCAAAAAAGACACCTAGCGGCTGGACTAGTTTTAACGCACCATGCTGCCATCATAGAGGTGAAAAACACGACACTAGGCAGCGTGGTGGTGTAAAGTATAATGAAGGTTTTGTGTATAACTGCTTCAATTGCGGATACACAGCAAGCTGGAAACCCGGCAGACCCGTTAGTAAAAAACTTAAAGATTTAATGGCATGGTTAGGTGCGCCTGACGATGATATTCGAAAGATGATTTTTGAAGCAATGAAAACAGAAGCTTCGGATACACAAACACCTGCCCAAGCCCCCCAATTACGTTTTGCAGAAAAGCCCTTACCCAAAGGTGCATTGCCTTTGATAGATTGGTTAGATATTGACATGGAACAAGAGCAAGAAATGCAACTTGCTTTGGTTGTTCAATATGTTGTAGATAGAGGGTATGATCCTGTAAACGGTCGCTTTTATTGGAGTCCGTTGGACAGTTATAAAGACCGTGTGATTATACCTTTTACCTATGAAGGTAAGAATGTAGGCAGTACTGCCCGTAAAATTAAAGATGGCAAGCCCAAATATCTATCAGATCAACATCCTAATTTTGTATTCAATTTAGATGCAATAACCAATCAACAACAATATATATTTGTGGTAGAAGGTCCGTTTGATGCCTTGGCTGTAAACGGTGTTGCCTTACTGCATAACGATGTCTCTGATGATCAGGCCAAGCTAATTAATAGATTAGGTAAGACTGTGATTGTTATTCCAGACCAAGACAAAGCTGGCAGCAAATTAATTGATCGAGCAATTGAACTAGACTGGCATGTGGCGTTTCCAACATGGGAACCAGAGATTAAAGATCCAAGTGCTGCCGTAGAAAAATATGGCTCTTTATTTGTCATAGTCGATGCGATCAGTACAAGTGTAGCTGGTCCTATAAGAATTAACTTATTAAGACGAAAACAGAAAAGTGCGCAGTTTATGACATAAAAAACCAGCCTAGCTGAACCGCAAACGCATGGTTTTTGACAGTTACAATAAGATTTTAAAAAGATGGCATTATAGACAGGGTGATTAAGATGTTAAAACGAATATTTGATTTTATTCTGTATCCGTATACAAGATACAAACACAATCAACAATTTAAAAAGCGACTAGCTGAATTGAGGGAACGTGACCCGTTCATTTACAAATGATATCGTGGGGTATTAGTGCTCTTAATCACGGCAGTAGTTTAGCTGTGTTTAGGGACGGACAATATCTAAGACACAGTGTATCTAATGACGATCGACTGCCTAGTGAGTTTATTCGATATGCATTAGATTATCAAGGTGCTCCTGATCGTATCTTTTGGTATGAAAATCCCTGGCTCAAGAAAGCAAGACAGCTACGTGCCGGACAATACAGTACAGCATTTAGTTTAGAAAATTTACCAACACAAAAACTTAAAAAATGGGGATTGGGATATGCTCCTGTTACTTACACTACTCATCATGCTAGTCATGCTGCCGCTGGATATTATACTAGCCCTTTCAATCACTGTGCTGTGGTTGTACTTGATGCAATAGGTGAGTTTGAATGTGCTACCATCTGGCAAGGCCTACACGGTGAAATAAAGAAAGTATGGAGCCGTAGCTATCCACATAGTTTGGGTTTGTTCTATTCGGCATTTACAAAATTAATTGGCCTTACTCCGATTAAAGACGAACACTTGTTACAAAAGATGGCGGCGCAAGGTAACGAACAGCGGTACTTTAAAGAAGTTAATGATTATGTTAGTAATACACTTAATCTAAAATACAACCTACATCGAGGTGTATTAAACTGGCCTTACCCTATTCTAACACTACAAGATCAATGCGATATTGCAGCCGCAGTACAAGATGCGTTTGAAGGACAAGTTGGAATGATTATGATGGAAGCTAGGAAATTAGTCAATACTGATTGTCTAGTTTATATGGGAGGGTGCGCTATGAATTCAGCGGCTAACAAACGGTTTGTGGAGCCTGCGTTTAAGTATCGCTGGTCTTTACCCGATCCTGGTGATGCATCCAGTGCTCTAGGGGCAGTATTGTATCACACAAAGACACGAGTAAGACGAGACTGGGAACTTGTAAAACATATTGAGATTAACGTTTAAAGAGTGTATAATAAACTATGACTATAAAAGATTATGATTATGAAGTACAGAAACTGTACTTAGAACTTATGTTGGCAGATGCAGAAACATTTGTACGCTGCCAAGGTATTTTTGATGCAACACTATTTGACCGTAAGCTACAAGAAGCCGCACAGTTTATTAAAGAGTATGCAGAGAAATACACAGTCTTGCCGGACTTCAACATGGTTAATTCATCATGTAAGACTGCACTGGCAAGTCCCGGAGAACTTAAAGAAGGCCACTTGGATTGGCTCATGGATGAGTTTGAACAGTTCACACGTCACAAGGCCATTGAACGTGCAATCCTTGCATCAGCTGAATTACTTGAGAATCACAACTACGGTGAAGTGGAAGCACTGATTAAAGAAGCAGTGCAGATTGGTCTAGCCCGAGATATGGGTACAGACTACTTTGCTGATCCTCGCGGCAGGTTAATGGGATTGAAAGATAAGAACGGTCAGGTAGGCACAGGCTGGGCCACAATGGATCGTAAACTGTTTGGCGGATTTAATCGCGGTGAACTTAACATCTTTGCAGGTGGATCAGGTGCAGGTAAATCTCTATTCTTGGCCAACCTAGGTGTGAACTTTGCCCTACAGGGTTTGAACGTGGTATACCTAACATTGGAACTTAGTGAAGCACTGGTGTCCATGCGTATTGACTCAATGACCACTGGAATTACCACTCGTGACATCTTTAAGAATCTTGATGATGTTGAGATGAAGGTCAAGATGATTGGCCGCAAATCAGGACAGCTACAGGTCAAGTATATGCCAAGTGGCAAGACTGCCAACGATATTCGTGCCTACTTGAAAGAATACGAAATTAAAATTGGCAAGCGAGTAGACGTACTTTTGGTGGACTACTTGGATCTGTTAATGCCCAACGGTAAGAAGATCTCCGCGGAAAACTTGTTTGTCAAGGACAAGTATGTGTCGGAAGAACTGCGTAATCTAGCCATGGAAAAACAATGCGTGTTTGTCACAGCGGCACAGTTGAATCGTGGTGCTGTAGAAGAAGTTGAATTTGATCACAGTCACATTAGCGGTGGCTTGAGTAAGATTCAGACAGCAGATAATGTGTTTGGTATCTTTACATCAAGGGCCATGCGTGAACGGGGACGCTATCAGCTACAGTTGATGAAGACTCGTTCATCAAGTGGTGTGGGCATGAAGATTGATCTGGAGTTTAATATTGAAACACTCCGCATCACTGATCTTCCTGAAGATGAACAGGATAACGGTGAACACGGTGGTCAGAGTCGCAATAGTAGTATTGTATCTGCACTGAAAGCACGTAGCAGTACAGTTACCGCTACAACTGATCCCGAGACCGGAGAAATCCGCAGTGCCGATCCTCTAGAAGGTGTAGCAGTAGGCCGTGTAAGGGCACAGGTAGACAGCAGTAAGCTACGACAACTGTTGAATAACATGCCCGGCGACGACGATGCTTTCTAATCGTGTTGAGCTGTGTTCGTGGCTAGCATGGGCCGGCGAACCTTACGAATTAAAGTGGGATGTAATTGAACGACATCTAGAGCCCGAGCAGTACAAGTGGTTTTTTAATCAACCACTCTACAAGGTACAGTTGGTTCTGGATACAGAATACCGAGCTGATGATCAACGATGGGTGACCTTGGTTGCTGAATTCTTTGACAACGAAACATATGGAGCCTATCGCATACAGTGGGCTAAATAGACTAAACACTGTAAATCATGCGCATACAAGACATAATAAACGAAAGCCGATATGTAAAGTTTCATCCCAAGTTGAATGCCAAGCTGTGGGAGGCTAATGACATGTTGCCCGAAGTTCAGGATAAGCTGCTTGAGATCGCCCGGGCGTTTTACAAGTTCGTGGGTGTTAGGCTGCGCATCACGGACATAACCATTACTGGCTCAAATGCAGGACACACCTATACAGATCACAGTGATCTTGATCTACACTTGATTGTAGCGGGCCTACCCTCTGATGAAGCTCGTGAACTCTACGATGCCAAGAAAGGCTTGTGGAACGAACAGCACAATATTCAAATTAGAAATCTGCCCGTAGAAGTGTATATACAGGGCGCAGAAGAACCGCACCACAGTACAGCAGTTTATTCTGTGCTGAGGGGCAAGTGGATTAAAACTCCCACACATGAAGAACCCACCATTGACGACGTGTCAGTGGCGCAGAAAGTTAGATACCTTACTAGAGAAATCAAAGGAGCGATAAATGACTCAGACCCAACTAAGGCAGACACTACGAAAGCTAGACTTGCTAAGATGCGTAAAGAAGGTCTCGCTGAAACGGGCGAGTGGGGTGCAGAAAATATCGCCTACAAAACACTGAGAAATCAAGGCCTAATCGATCGCCAGACCACTCACATTAGGGATTTAGAAGATCGTGCTCTGAGTCTTGAACACCAAGCAGCGGGTGATTGAGCCGTTCCCATGCATAGATAGCTGCGGGGTCAATTGAGTGCCATTGGCCTCGACTGAGATCCCAACAACGAACCCATCCCAGCGCAACTCCCACATGTCCTAGGTTAAGTTCCACATCATAGCTGCACATGCTGGGGTGTGTGGTTACCACGTGAAACTGTCGATCAGTGGTGACAATTCTAACCAAATCTTCGGCAATCATATCGCGAAATTCTTGCTCGTTCATTGCTCAACTCCCACAATTTCCACCACCGAAGCCGAGCCCGCTAACTCCTGCGCCACAGCTTCTAGATTGGCAGCAAAGTCTTCCGAGACCAAAGCCGCAGCCTGTTCCCCATCTCGGGCCAGTTGACTCACAGTTACAACAAATGTTTGACTGATAATTTTAGCCATGACATTCTCCTATAGTTAACTAATATTTAAGCAGATTAGGGGGCAGGGTCAAGAGTCCTGAGCGCGAAGCGCCGCGCAAAAAAGATTTTTTAAATAATAATCTACGCAGTTAATTCACCGGTCCCCTTGAAATCTCTACAAGGAATTCCTCATGTGATAATAGACATCCATCGCCCGATCTCATGGGTCTTATATAGTAAGGTGCAAACCAGATGAGTTCTCCCTGAGTAGTTCTAGTGGGTAACCAAGCATAAAATCTAGTATAGGTACGACCGTTGACTGTGAATGACTTCATATCTTTATATATGGCCAAATGGTATCTAGCGGCAAAAAAAATACACAGCAGTTTTTTCAATCAGCCCGAACAGTGATCAGTGTAGAGTTTAGAGTGTAATAACAGTAAAGAACCGTAACAAGCATAGAGACTCTGTGCATAGAGTGTTATACTAGTGTATGATGAAATTAACTATAACACTTATAACACTACTAAGCACTGGCATGCTACTGACAGCCTGCGGAGCAGGAGCTCCTGTTGAGAACAGCACAACTGCCACAATAAAAACCTACCCCTGTGATGCTGCTATTGTGGCTATTATGAGCACGATGACCTCACCGAACTTGTTGGGATTAGGGGAACCTGACTCTACTACATATTCAACTACAGGGCAGAATCATACAATGAAGTACGATTTCGTTCTGGCAAAAACCACTATAGAGTTTGAGTACAATGCAGTCTACTGTAGGGAAACGGTTAGAACGAC